CTGGATTGCAGTCTCCTATCATCTGCTGTATGGGTAGCTTGCCATTGCGTAGACGAATAGAACAGCTCTCCCAATCGTCTTCAGATAGCTCTGTAGCCTCTTGGCAGTAAATGATGTCCCACTCACTCGACATAATTTTTGATGGCTTATCGAGACCACCAACGGCTATCACACTACCATTTGAATACTGATACTGTTGAACCGAAGACTTGAACCGGACGCCTTGTGCAGGATGGAGCACCTTCTGTTCAAGAGTGACCATACCGGACTCTGTGAGGCTACGACGTGTCTTTCTGACCATGAGCAAACGGCAACCAGGGACTCGCATAGCCCAGTAGTTGAGATATTCTAGGTTGCCTCTTGACTTCCCTGTCCCTGCTGGTCCTTCAAGCATGCACTCGGCACCTTTGAAGCGAAACAGGTCCCGTATGTGACCATATGGGCGGTATTGATCTTTGATGACAGGAGCTTTAGCCGCTAGTTGCATCCGAGTCTCCTATCAGATCTACAAGTACAATCTCTTTGATATAGTTCTGGTTAGTCAGTTCTTGCTCGGGCTGTACATCCAAATTCAGCAGTTTACGTCTATCCCTACTCAGCTCAAGCAATCGATCAACCGCCCACAAGTTCGTCTTTATTTCACCATCTTTATTTGGAGTCTCAAATGCTTCTATCCATACCTTCTGATGTATCGCGTCTAAAATATCTAGCTCTTGTGCTCTATACTCGTCTATCTTTGGAACAATGCGGCGTTGCATCTCACGTTGGATTGCTTTTCTTGCTGCGCTTCTGTCTGAATATCCACATCTACGAGCTATCTCATCATATGTAAGTCTTTGCTTCAGGAGATCGATAGCCATACATGCACGCTCAGCAGCATTTACATCGCGGCGTGGTACCCCTTGCGTGGTCGATTGTTTGTTAGATCTAGCCATTCATTCTTTCACTCGTTCATTCATTCGCTCTAAAAATGTGAAGCCAGTGCAAGGAGACAACACTGGCATCACACACACGACACAGGGATACGGAAAGGTTACTGTCAATATTCGCTATCCCTCTTCCTAATCACGCATGTCTCGACATCATGTTTATTGTATGCAAGACGGTTACCAATGCGCACAAATCGTACAGGTTTAGTTTTTCGTTTCGAGAGCAGACGTACATAATCAACTGATATTGGGCGACCATGCTTGTCACTCAATATCTTAGATGCATCTGAAGCACTGATATAATCACTGAGACTAGGGCTTTTCTTCATCATACGTCCTCTTGAGGAGAATATACATGCATTGACGATATAAATCAAGTGGAATATCGTCTATACGATAAAAGAAGTATCGTCTTGACGATAAACTGTACAAAATAACTTCTGTAAATGCCGGTTTAGAGAACCTATTTCAAGACTAAGCTCCCTTCCACATACAATAGCTTCTACAGTTTTTTCATTCATTCGTTCGCTCTTTCTTCTCATATAATTGATAGTGCAGCTTGATTAAGAGAGAGACTTGAGCTGCATTCTCTAGTCTCTTCTCTAGAGAGTCGGGCATAGCATAACGTGATACAGCCAGAAGGTGTAAAGCTTTCATAAGCACTATCTCTTCACTTTCATCTAAAAGCAGATGGATTGATTTCAACCTTTGCATTTCATTCATTCGTTCGCTCTTTCTTTGTATTATCTTTACAATCCTCTTCATGCTCATAGCACTGTGTATCATGACATTCACCGCAACTATCACACAAGTCACCACCACAGTTACCGCACTTAGGCTGTTCTACTGCATAGATAGTCTTCATGAGCCCCTGAAACATATCTATGCTAGCAGAACTCTCAGCCTGAATATCATCTATCTGAGTGCCTAGCTTCTTAGATAATGCCTTTTTGTAGTCCTCCCATATGCTAGGTGGGATTTCAAGGATAAGTTGCTTCAACATTCATTTATCTCCTGCACTCTCTGTACCCACGTCTCGAATATCTTAACCTGTTCTGTACCGCTATAATCAGGCTCAGGGCATACTTTATGCCTAGCTGTCCTTCTGAATGTGTTGTATCTGATAAGTGTACCAGCCTCAAACTTATATCCGCACTCGGTACACTTGCCAGCAAACTTGGCTTGCATGATGTATTCGTCTGTCATTTGGAGATCTCCTTTCGGCATGCCTCAGATTGGCTCTACAATCAAAATCTGACGCCTCTCTGTTGCGATAGTCCAGATTTATCGGGTACCTCTACAATGCCTCAGATTGACGCGTCTAAGGCCAAAGGATGACATTGTAGAGGACACCTGTCAGTAAGAAAGTGATTTCGTCCTAGCGACACGCTCGAGTTTGTCCTTGTACGTCTCTATCTTCTTCTTGGCCTGCTCTACGGTCATGTGCTCAAACTGTTCAAAGTCCTTAGGTTCCCACGCAATCCAGCCAGCCATATAGCGCGTACTTTGCAAAATACGGCCATTCTGAAGTGGTATCTCAGTTGTCACACATAAGGACATGCAGAAGGCTATCCCGTTGCATTGTGGGGACTGACGGGGTTGCAATCCAGCCTCTGTGAGCAGTTGGGTAAAGTGCTCTATGGTCATTGGTTCCTCACTTTCCACAGAAGAGCCCACACGGGATTACTTCTAGCATATCAAGTTCCTCATCTATCTCTTGCTCTTCTTCAAAAAGAAATTCTACTTTTGAACGCTTCACAATTGCCTTGCATATATCTACACACCTTTTACGCTTAATGACATTTGTTTTCTCTGCAATCTTGCGAAGAGGCCAATCTTTCTTGAGCGTGAAAGCTTTCTCTCTCCTGTCTGCTAGCCCGATCTCTTCTTCCAGCGCCACATTTTTCCAGAAGAGTGAGGGATGATGCTCTAAAAGCCCTACTAGCTCATAGAGACGCTGGTAAAAGCACATATGGCAGTTTGGTCTTGTTCGCCTGGCGAACAAGACTACGCGCTCCCATGCCTCAAGACCCGAGATAAGCATATCAGCGGCAACTCCCAGCCGCTTTACAACCATCTCGTGCATCGACTTCCAGAAGAATGTAGGAGGTAACAGGTCTAGTTCAGTGACCAGACGCCAGACCATTGGGAGTGTGTAGTCTTCCTCTTGTAGAGGGTACGCTGGCGTGATGTTTCCGCCAGCTACCGACTGGTACCCTACGCGGCGCTCATCCGCTCGTATGCCATAGTAGACCATGGCAGGCTCATTGCCTATCCAATCTTGCATAGGAAAGATCTTTGCAAGCCGTGTGCAATACCTAGTCTTGTGAGCAGGGAGGATCTTTTGCTCTCGAATGATTTCACCTAGATCGTCCCCTACCCTCTGTATCTCTATCCCCAGGTAAGTCTCGACTTGCTTCAACCAGTTCTCAACCTCTGGCAACTCCATCCCCGTGGGGTTATAGAGATATTCGTATGGTAAGCAAGGCTGTCGCCTCATCTGGATGATGGCAGTTGCTAAACTGTCTTTTCCACTGATAGGGATTACATGCCTCATGACACCTTCCTTTCAATCTGCTCTATCTCCCTTTCAAACTCAAGCACGCAACTGCATACATACCCGAGCCTAGGGTGTCTCACGAACTGCTCTACCGTCTTCTTGCACTCTTTACGCAATACTAGCACACCTTTCATAGTGCTATACACTTTACGCTGACATCTACCGCATGACTGGCAATAGAGCGTCCCTGATGGTGATGTCAGTGTGGCGGTTTTCTGACATCTCACACATTGTCCAGTTATTTGCATCTCTTTCATTCTTTCACTCACTCGTTCCTTCTGCTATATCACTTGGCTACAAGAACTGTGGATAACCTGTGGATAAGTGGACAAGTTATCCACATGATGGCTAACCTACATTCTTCAAACTATCCAGGTGCTCGACATAGGATAGCGCTATCCATGCGAAATCCTCATTTCCTACGTCCCCAACCTTGGCACTCAGAAAGACAGCGTTCCACCAGCTCATCTCACCCTGACCTATTGCGTAGGGATGAAACCGTATCTCAGGATATCCATACCGATATCCCCAACTCAGGAGCTGGCCATGGTGGGCATGATCCTCACACCAAGGAAAGCCCAGTGCATCTTCCATGTGAGCAGGGTTGGCACAGACTGTACACATACATGGCCCGTACATCTCATCTAATTCTTTGCGGAGCTGTTTCAGGCTAATCATTGCTAGCCTCCTCTGCACTTTCCCCATAGTCATTTCTAAACTTGGTGATCCTTGGGCTAAACACAAGCTGAACATCGTCAGTGCGGCTATTTCTGCTCTTAGCTATCTTAAGTGTCACCTCATGCGGTACACACTGTTTTCTCTTTTCCATTTCTTCTTCAGTTGCGTAGATGAACATGACCGTATCGCTGTCCCTAGCAATGCCTCCTGACTCATTGATGTCTGATAGCTGAGGCTCTTTGGTCTGTCTCTTGTCCACATCACGGTTGAGCTGGGCCAGGACCAGGACGGGAATGTTTAGCTCACGTGCTAGCCTCTTCATTTCACGACTCAGCTTTGCTATCTCCTCTGCTCTGGTCTCATGCCTCGATCTGCCATCTGGATTGGCCTGTACCATTTGCAGATAGTCAATGACGAGCAGGTCTAGCGGCTTCCTGGCGTGCATTTGACGTGCTTTGCTCTTGATCCCAGCCAATAGGAAGGTCTGATCATCGATGTTAAAATCGCACTGGCGTAAAGACTGAACCCGTGCCTTGACTCGTTGCAACATGTCTCGATCTATTTCACCGTCTCTCAAAAAGGTCTGGTCAGTAGGGACCTCCATAGCCAACACACGCTGTATCAGCTCATCCCTACTCATCTCTAAACTGAAGAAAAGAACTCGTTTTGCATACTGTATAACATTAACTGCTACACTTAATGCCCACGACGATTTACCAAATCCAGTCAAGGCGGCTAATGTACTGAGAGTTCCAGGTTGCAACCCACCAATCACCTTGTCTACTTCAGTAAAGCCAGTCGGCAGCCCACGCGCTATCCCATTCTTGCGGTCCTCAATTCTCTGCTCTAGGTTGATCATGTAGTTATCCAGGGCTTCTGCAAATGTTGGGATGCTATCGCTATTAGCACCCACGGCAATCTCATAGATCAACTTTTCAGCCTTCTCAACGGCGTCCTCATCCTCTGCATAGGCCGACGCCGCTATCTCAGCAGAAGCCATAGCAAGCCGTCTCATGGTAGCCTTGCGAATGACAATCCCTGCACATTCTTCAATGTTTTCCCCAGCTGCATTAGCGCTATTGGACAGGTCTAGCATGTCTGACCAAGTGATGCCGACCTGAGCATCCATCCTTCCAATCTCATCCCACACATTATCCGTTGTGATAGTTCGACCCTGTTGGTAGAGTCGAACCATTGTCTTGTAGATGAGTGCGTGCTTGTCTCTATAAAAGTGCTCTGGTTGCAGTGTATCCACCACACGACGGATACCACGTGGGTAAGCCAACAGAAGGGAGAGGATATTCTGTTCCATCTCGACATTTGCTAATAACTTCTCTTTTTGCATCTTCTTCTACCTTTCTTCTAATATCCTATCGCGTCTAGATATTCTCGTGTGATCTTCTGTTTCGCCTTATTCTTTGTCTTTTCCGGTTCGGGCTCTGACATTTGTTTTTGCTTCCAGCCATTGAGACATTTGACCAGATTTCCAGGATAGACTGTCTCGTCCTTGGCACCTTTAAGAGAGAGCTTGGTATGGTCATAGAGGCTCTTGAATTGCTGGAAGGTCTGGATAGACTTGACCAATTTCCCCCAGTGCTCTTTCAGCTTGGGAGTGATGATCTCCTCAAAACCAAGCTCTTGCCAGTAGCTGTGTATGCGCTGCTCTTCTGGTGAGAACATGCTGGTCAACCGAGATGGGTCTAGCTCGTCTGTATTGCGCTGGTTAGGAGATGAGATTTCCTGAGTAGGCTTGGAAGAAGTAGCAGTAGCTGTCTCTAGACGTTCTCTTTCTCTTCTGTTGAGTTCTGCTAAAAGGTCCTCTTCAGAAAAAGAAGTGAGTGAAAGAGCGGATGAATGAGAGGCGTCCAAGTTTGTCGAATTGTTGGCATTCGTTCCTTCGTTCCTGTGTGTTCTTGTGAGTTCTTGTGATGTAGACCCAAATGGGTACACCTCTATACCCATTTGGGTAGACCCTATACCCATTTGGGTAGACCTCTGAGCTGGTGTACCCATTTGGGTAGAGTCAGTATTTAGTGTACCCATTTGGGTAGAGCTAACTTTCTTTTTAGGCATTTTGGGAGCAAAAGCAGGGTCTACAGGTAAGGACTTGAGCAACTGGCGTGCTACTTCCTTATTAATGGAGTATTCATAATCGCCAAAGCGTGGGTCATGGTTCTCTCGTTGGATGAGGACTTTTTTCTCTTCAATGAGGTACTTGAGTGTACGGATAACCGTGTTATAACCGAGGGCTCCTCCAGACTCACGAACAAAGTCATTGTAGGACATGTAGACGAACATCATGTCCTCTATCTCTTCTGGAGTGAATGGCTTTTGCCCAGACTTCTTTCGTTCTTCGATTTTCTTGAGGACTTCACTTCGCTTGTATTCTGTTTGCCAGCGGTAAACAATTTGGAAGATGATAGCCGCCGCTTCCTTCTTGTCTAGTGCATGCAATATATCTTCACGAAATGCAATGAAGCGGTAGTTCCCTCTCCTCTCTAATCCATCAAAGCTAAGAGCATCATAGCCATTAGCGGGGTTGTTTTCATTCATGGGTATACCTTCCTCCCGTATACCCGCCTTCGTATAACCATTGACTTGCCCTAGGACAACGGGTTATACTAAAAGTAGGCAGGTTCATACTAGGGCTGCTTCTCCCTGGCCTGCAAAACCGTAGAAGTAGCCTGACTGCTGTAAATCCGATTGTTGCCATCCGTTGGGGTGGCTTTTTTATTTGCTCTTGGGCTTGGTTCGGCTCTCTACGTAGTTTCTGAGAGCTTCTTGCCTGACGCGCCAACGTCCACCGACCCTGACGCCTTCCAATTTCCCTTGGGAAATGTACTTCCTGATGGTATACTCTGATACTTTGAGGATACGAGATACATCCTCTAGTGTAAGTAGTTCTTCCATGACGACCATTTTCGTCCCCTCTCCTTTGCTCAGCATCGATATCTGGTAATAGGATACCACAATACGTAATAGATCTCAACACTTTGAGCGTTATGCATCTAGACTCGTAAATACCTTTCATATATACACCCTCTATTGAAATAATGGTGGTTGCGTGGTCATGCTTCATTGCTCCTGTTGAGAAGCTCAGGATGCTCGTAGATGTTGCCGATAATCTCCATGGCCTCGCAATCATCTGTCAAATTCCAATCTTCACACCACTCATCTTCGTTATGCGAGAAGTCCAAGCCAAACTCAGGAGGCCTCCCCCAGAACACGACTTTTGCAGTTGCATTCTCCATTCCAAGAATGTCACCTTCATAAATCTCTTTACCTGCACAGTCTTTGAGGCCTGTGTATTGCAGAAGCTCAACTTCATTATCATCGGGTGAAAACATGCGTTCACCTTCAAGATATCCAATGCATCCTGTACCACTAGAGCCATCTGGATAAGTCACATGCTCAACATAATGATATATTTTATTGTGTTTCTTATACCATGCTCTGAGCTTAATCTCTCTATTCATTCATCATTCCTCCTGAATATCTCATTATCCAATTTCGGCGTCCTGTTGCGCTTTTGCGCTGCTCGTGTGCTCAGGATGGCAATGCATACAATGAGCGCAAAGAGTGTGATGAAGGTGTAGAGGAGAGTCATGCTATCGCTCTCTTTCTGGGCTGCTTGAGCTTCCAATTAAACGTGAGCTGTCCGTTGTCTATTTGCTTCTGGATATTCTTGCGTTTCCTGGTCTGACCAGCCTTTTTGCCATGCATGGGCCCGTCGTATCTGAGGTGACAGGGTTTGCAAAGGGCTATGAGTTTAGCCCTCGGGTTAGCAGGATCATGGTTAACATGAGCAGCTTGGATGACTGCTCTGTCTATCCTGCCCTTTTCTGTGGTGTACTCTTCACCACGCTTGATACCGCAATGCTGGCAGGTGTACTTGGCCCGTTTGAGACAGTAGGGACCACGTGTGAAGAAGTTGGGATGATACCAGTTGTTTTTGTACCAGACATACTCTACTCGTCTTCCCATGGCGTTATCCCTCTACCATGGCTGGCACACTGATAATGGCTGACTCTACGAACTGGTTACTGTATTGAGTACCCTTGATGCTGGTGAATGCCTCATAGAAGTGTTTAAGGGCCTGTTCAATCTGGTCATAGCGTGCCCATTCATCTCCCTCAAATACCTGCACAGCTATGGGAGATGGGATAGAGCCAACGAACTGGGATAGGGCTTTGTAGAGAGCTTCAGTAGACTTTTTCCAGTTACTCTTGATCTCGGATTCGTACTGCTCTTGCTTACGTCGGGCTTCGTTTGCCTCACGCTGTTTTCTCAGGTCTGTAACCAGCTTCTCATTCTCGTTAGATAGGTTTTGGCTATGTTCCTTAAGCTTCTTGACCAGAGCTTCTAGGTTAGCTATCTTGTCTAGGGTCGTCTGGGGGATGACTTCAACCTTCTCAGGTGTTTGAATAGTCTTGATCTTTTCTTCCAAGTCTGTAATCTGTTGGGTCAGCTCGTCTACTTTGGCTTGTGCTAGTTGGGAATGGGCTTGGAAGATACCTAGCTTAGATTGGGCGTCTTTAGCTTCCTTCTCTTTTTCCTCTGCTATGCGTTGCCACTTTTTTACTAGCTCATCAGCTTTAGCTACGGTTATCTTTTCTCCAGACTCAGCACGCTCTAATGCCTCTTCTCTGGCTTCTATTGGGGTAGATGGTGCTGATAGGCGGTATTGAGCAGTGAGAACAATATTATCTAACTGGGGAATATATTCCCCAGTTCCGAATTTTTCGTATCTCTGTATTGTGTTGTAGGCTGTTTTTCTATCCCATCCAAGCGCTTGATCAATCCACCCTTCAAAACCACCATGTTTATTGTGCTTATATTCGTCTCTAGCCTTACATAAAACCATAGCAAGATCAAAAGATGCTCTATTGGCAATGTTGTGTATGTCCAAGACATATCCTTCAAGACGGTCAATTGCCTCTTCAGAGAGTCCTTGGTAGCAGGAAAGGCTATGAATGCCTTTCCCATTTTGCGTATTTAACTCAGGGAAAAGTGTTAGCTCGTTATTCATGGCTATCTCCCTCCTATGCGCTCGGTCAACCATGCTAGTGGCTGGGCTGTATCCTGTGGCAGTGCTGGTAAGTCGTCCTCATATGGAGGTAGGAAGGTAGCGTTAACTCTGCACTGAAACTCGTCCATCGTCTTCTGAAAGGTCCCGTCTTCTCCATGCTTCTTTTCATGACCATGCGCCTTAGATAGCGCCTCATTCTCAGCACGTCTCTCTAGTAATCTGGCTACTCGTTGTCTAGCGCCTGGGTCCTTAAATCTTCCCTCTGCATACCTCCATTCAGCAGACCGGATGAGCATAACAAAGCAGGTCATCATATTGAAGTCCTGTATCTGCTCGTCCTGTGTGATGTATTGATATTTCTTCTTGTACTTTTCTATGAGGTACTTAGCATACTTTACAGCCTTTTCTTTGATATTATCCAGTGAACCACGGTCAAGGTCCTTACCATCATCGGATGCAAAGAACTTGTTTAAGAGCCTGATATCATTAATGCTTTTAGCATGAATTGGTTGGTACTCTTCATCTTTCTTGTTGTAAATAACAATTTGTGTCTTTTGCTCCCATTTCGTGAGGCAAGGGTTGATAGTTTCTTTACAAAAGATTTCCATTACGGCACGTTCTGTATGCCTAATCAAAAGATCTTGATGTGTTAGGGCTTGCATGTCTAAATCCTCCTATTTCTGTTCAAACTGCTCTCAAATGCGAATAACTACTTCTGTTACGCTCCTTTGTGTTTGCTCTATCCGTTCGATACGCTTGTTAAGTTCTCTAGACTCCTGCTCTAGTGCTTCAATCCGCTTCTCAAGTCCTTTAAGCTTGTCATTGAACAATTGCATCTCATCTTGTACTCGATGCTTTACTAGCTGGTACAGATAACTTTTTAGATTAAGTTCCTCTTGTTCCATGTGTCCTCCTGTAAATTAATGTCTTCCTCTGTGCAAACTTGCGGCGTGAGTGTGCTTGGCTCTGGCAATCTCACCAGGATCTGGCCGAGCGTGAGATATTCGGTGGTGTTCTGGCGGATATAGGTTAGAGAGTCCTGTGCTTCTTCAAGGTAGTTCATCCGCTCTTGGATAGTCTTGCGTAGGATGATCAGCTCTTTGAGGCTATGCAGTTCGAGTGTGACGTTAATCATGTGGTCCCTCCCCATCTATGAAAATATCCCATCGGTTAAGTTCCTGTTCCAATAGGTCTAGCGCGTCTCTGGTATTCTTGATGTCGATTTCTATGACCTGTTTATCGGTAGATCCTGGTCTGTGGTAGTAATCTCTGGTATCTTTAGTGAGCTGAGCAGACCATCCATGCACAAGAGCGCTTAGTTGTGGTAGTGACATGTTCATGATTGTATCCTCCTATTTATCCTTCTACTTACTATCACGCCTTTCTTGCGGATATTGTTCATATACTTCTTGACTGTCTTTTTCGTGATATGCATCTCTTCAGCAATCTGGACGTGAGAGAGTCCTTGGCGCTTTAGCTCTAATAGCTCTGCTTCTCTTGGAAAGAGCTTCTTGCCAGCCTGACTTCTCTTTTTAGCTTTTGTGCCGTTTAGATGCCGTCTAGCTCTTGCGAGACGATCATTCACAGATGCTTCTGAGATGCCTAGCTGATCGGCAATCTCTACATACGTGAGCCCTTGCTTTTGCAGTTCTAGCGCTTCACTTTGTTTCGGCGTCATTTGTATAATAATCCTTTGCTCGTATGCGTAAATGCGCACTGAGGATATGTGCCTTGATCGTGCCTATTGAGATACCTAGCTCCTGAGAAATCTGATCATAAGTAAAACCTTTTTTCTGTAGGTCTAGCATCTCAATCTCCCTTGGCGTGAGTTCCGTCCTGTCCCTGTGCTTGAGATTGTCCATTCTTTCCCTCTTTCATCCATATCAAGTGTATTTCGCCATTCTCGTCATGAATGATGTAGTAACTTTCATCTGGTTGATGCATCCTGGATAGAGCGCAAAATAGACAAAGCATGCAATAACTACATACAGCTCATACATGATGCTACCATGAATGTATCTGGTGATATTCATGATCATCACGACTCTTGCGTAGATGATCCTCTATCCTTCGATGCATGCGTAGAGTAGCATGATCCTCTGCATATGAGTCTCGAATGCATATCAGGATGAGATATGGCAGGTAGAAAAAAGGGATGAAAATACACAGGATGATGAGACAAAGAATGAATGCAATTGCATCTAGCAATATAGCTTTCATGCTAGCACCTTCTCTCTCCCATAACCGTGCTCTAAGGCATATTTGATAAGGAGGTCTTTGCGGTGGATGTCGGTCTTTTTCTTGATGTTCTCAATGTGCCGATTAACTGTTTTGAGGCTTATACCAAGGATGGAACTCATTTCACCGTAGTTGTGAAAATTTGCTAAAAGTGCAAGAATTTCCTTCTCACGTTGAGTCATATCTGGTGATGCTATGTTTTGCATATTCCACCTCTGTCTAACTACCACGCTCTTGGGGAGAGCGTCAAACAACTTTGTGTGTGGGATATTATACCCAACTGTATGATATTTGTCTTTTGGGTAAAAATACCCATATTACAGCCACAAAATGAGCTGGACTGGCTTGGGAAGCGGGTTGAGGTGATCCTAGGTTAAATAGCGTGCGTCAAGATCCTGTAAAGTAGGTAAGGTGGTACAGACAACATGTACTCGTTGCGAGTGAATTGAAGAATGTAAGCTTGTGGATGCGAATACTCGTAAAGTCATCATTGACTTCCCCTCCTACTTGTGTAACAAATTTGTGGATTATATGCACGTCTTGTGCATATCTATTATGCATGAGGCCTAGGGTAAATACCTTAGTTTTTGCGTTGAGAAATGGTAGAGATTTGGTAGAGATTTGGTTGCGGACATGCTAATAGCTCGACTGCACGTATGCAAGTCGAGTAAATAGAGGTATTTCGATTATTCTATGTCTGGTTTCTCCCGAAAATCAAAGAGATCTCTGATTTCAACACCTAGGGCCTGGGCTATCTTCTCCAGCCTGTCAAACTCAGGTCCGTACTCGCCGTGTTCCCAACGACGTATTGTCATTACTGATACGTCCACGCGCCAAGCAAGCTCTTCTTGGCTGATCCTTCGTTTGACGCGCAGGTAGACAAGGCGTTGTCCAAAAAGCTTCTTTGCTAACACGGCAATCCTGGAATTTTACCGTGTAGAATATTCGAATTCGGGCTATCTCACCAGCACAGTGAATGTATGGTCGAGTGCAAATGTGTTAGAATATATCCAGATATGTAAATAAAGTATTTGCACAAGAAGGGATGTATGATGCACAACCAAAGTGAGGTAGCCAGACTTATGCAGCAGCTCAACGCCGAATGTGAGGCTGCTCGACTGGGCATGCACGGCTATGCAGAGGTAGCCAAGCATGAGATGATCACGGCTAAAATGGAGCGTATGGGAGCATTGCATGAGGAGCTGAGAGGACTTGTTGGAGAGCGGCTAGCTACCGAGATACTGGTGAAGGCGTTGAATACGAAGGCCTAGGCAACACCTAGGCCTCAATTAAACTAGGAACCAACCAATCTAATCACCCAAAAATCGTCTGACAGATTGCTATCCAGCAAATAATCAAAAGGGAGATACCCATACCCTTTATCAGCCCAACTATCACCCCAACTGTTTCTAAACGTAAACACCTTTTTTGTCACATCATAACCACAAATCAAGATTGCGTGGCCTCCGAGTAACTGCTCTGTTGGATGCGGCATTGGTACCATGCCTGTTTTTGCCACGCTATCGCTCTCGAACGACTCGTAGACCGATATACCAGCCACGAACGGTAGTCCAGAGGCCAGACAGGCTTGCATCTGTGTGAGGCTCTGTTGTACCCGCTGGTAGCTCACGGCACGGTCAAGCTTTGCATCCGTGTAGCACTGAGCAGACGGCTTCCAAGTAAACCGACCAATGATATACGGCCACTCGCTCTCAGGACAAACACCCTGCCGAGCAACGCTCTTGATCCCGTCTCGGATTTGAGCACCAGAGTCGCTAGAGACCGTGTGCTCCATCACGCGCTCATTGAAGTAGATGAAGAGCCTAGACGGTACGAAGTCGGGTAACTGTTGCTTTCTACGATCAAATTCTAAGGCCCCAGCAATGGCATTAGCTGTGCAACTACCTAGATTGCCTTGATCGTACACTGGCGGGCATCCTGGTCGTAAATCAACATGGTCTGGCAATTGTCCAGCATACATACCAGGATACATAGCGTTATAGAGGTGGTCTCTGTGGTCCGGTAAATCGGGTATCCAGCCGTAGTGTTTCGTCACTCTCATATCCTTTCGAGATAAATTTTTAGTCATTATAACATAGGGATGTATGAATAAATTTTCAGAAAGTGGCAAAAAAAAAGAGAGAGTCAGGTCGTGTGACCTGACTCCCTCTCCTAAGCTGACTTCTACTCTTGCTCTTTCTGACTGGCTCTATAATCCTGCCAAGCTTTTACAATGGCATCCATCGCTTCACCTCCGATCCTAAGACTATCTACATGCCCATCCTTGTCATTGAGATAGACGCGCTGAATTAGTGCGGCTCCATAATCGCAAGTGATAAAGGTCTGTGTACCTCTTTTGGTATTTTGTTCCACTATACGTGTATCCATTTGAAAAATTCCTTTCTCGGGCCATCCACAGGGACAGCCCACTAACACTATGCCGATTTTTGTACCTGAGCTGAAGCAACTACCATCTTGAGATAGTCCTGTTCTAGAGACATCACATTGTCGGCTGTAACTGGAATGCCTAGGACTTCTGAAGCGTACTGGTAGAATTCAGATCTGCCTTTGACCAGACCAGACGCGTAACAGGACTCGTAAGCATCCTTGACGGTTACTGGTTTCTCAGGAGCTGGCATACCGTCTAGCCATCTGGTCATGACTTCAGCTATCTCCTTTCCAGCCCGTGGGAAGATAGCTCCTTGTAGTTCTGAGCAACGGGTCTTAACCACCGTCAAAACGTTGTCTATGTCAAGTGAGCAAACCACGTCAAACTCGTATTGGATGCCTTTTCTTTGGATAGGCTCTATTCCAAATGATTTGACCTGTGTTTTTGTTCTATTTGTTTTTGTGTCTACTACTTCCTCCATCTTATGCTCTTCTTTCGCACGCATGGTTACGATAAGATGTTTATTTATACTAAGCATGGCATCAATGAAGAGGTTGTGGAGTGGCGTTACGGTTCCCCAATTCACAAAGTTGTGGCCTGCCAGCTCAAGGGCCCCTTTTGATCCATCCCATTCCTGGCTAATACTATCAATGATTAGGACGTCATGATCTGGAGATTTGGCGACTGCTTTAATTGCCTCAACATAGGAATTCGGATGGAAGCTCTCTAGTTCTATTACGTCAAAATCGAATATATCAGCATATTTGCTAGCTGAGCCTCTTTCCGAGTCGATAACTACAATACGTTTCTTTGCTATCTCAGTAGCGATTTTGAGAGCCGTATACGTTTTCCCGCTACCAGATGGCCCATAGAGTGCCAAGCGCATTTTGGCCCCGTACTTCACAGCTTTCTTAATTTGAATACCCATTTTCAATCTCGCTTTCTTGTTTAGACAATGCTATAATTCCCTAGATGGATTGGCTCTCGACAACCAATCCATCGTCCAACCCCAGATAGGAAGGCTTGGTATGTGGCCCGAGTCTTCCTACCACACTACAGAAGTGTCTCGTCTGGTACGCACCCGTCGCACCAGCCGTCTTTGCAACCACAGCACACGTACACTTCTTTGCTTTCGTTAAATCCGAGAGCCTCATCCATCTCTCTCATGAACTGCTCATCCTCCCATTTCTGCTGGACTTCCAGCTCTTCACACACTTCTTTCATGGATTGATCGATGTACTTTTCCATTAGTTTGTCCTTTCTAAACTTCTAGCCAGCTTTTCAGCTTTGGTCTTGCCAGAGAAACCTATTATGTTTGCATACTGTGGAATGAGTTCGTATTTACCACGTCCTAATTTGCGGTAAAACTTCCATAACTTTGTTTCTGGATGCTGGCGTACATGGATGGGATAGTCAACTGGCATATCAGCAGCTTTCATTTCAGCACGGTAGAGGAGCTGACCAGTTTCTCCCATCCGGCTGACTTCAGCTAGCTCATAGTGCCTTTCGGCGTTGGTAAAGAACGCTGAATATCCTAGAGGTGTACGCCGTGCCGCTCTCTGATAGGCGTCTGTGTACTCAGATGAGAACTCTTCAACCTTGTCATAGAACGTGTTCACAATCCAGAGACATCCCTCCTCTGAATACTCCTCATGTGTCGCCTTTAGCATGTAGGCTACGAACAACCGACATACAGGGTTTTTGTGGTCAAACATGATTTGTCCTTTCTAATCATCTATCAAATCGCTGAAATCGACACCAGATAGGTCATGCTGTGAGAACTCAATTTTTTGTGAAGCTACCCACTTGACATGAGAGCATGTAAGCCTCTGGCATCTTAAACATTTTAGACGTCCATTTCCCTGCTTGAACACATCTGATCGATACCCCTCGTTGTCCTCAATCTCAACAATGTTTGGTCTTGTATCAACAATTCTCATCGTTTTGCTCCTTCCAGTAGGGGAATGTGCAACCAACATACTCCAGACAGATACACCGACCTTGATAATGAATGATGCCGCTCCCGTCTTCTTGCAGGCGGATATTCTTGTATACGCGCTCACCATTCTGTAGATGAATTAATCCTACTACTATTTTCATGACATGAACCTTTCTTCACTAACTAACCTTGAGCAACTCAAACCCACTATTCTTTGTGAGAGGCGCTCCTAACATGCCCCGCTCATACTCACGTCTTTGCTTGTCGAGCTTGGCTTGCTGAGCTACAAGGTCAACGGGCTGGCTGGTAACCGCATATACCTGACAACACTGGTCTTTGTCCCATCTAGTAGCAGGCTGCTCAACTGGACTAGCAACAATCCGCTCAGCTTCCTTGACTGCTAGATGAGCTTCGACTAGCTCGATAGCGTTGGTTGTCGGGCCTATTGCCATCCACTGGCCATCCTCAGTCCTCCATACCTGAGTATTAGAATTGACCACGTAGAAATTGTTGAACTCGATCTCAGTGATTTTGGGCTCAACAGGCTCGACATCCTCAACTGGCTCAGGAGTGGGAGCAACAGGAGCAGAGTAACCAGCAAAAGCGTCACTGACAATCTGTACGTGTTTACAGCGTTGTCTATAGCTATAGCTTCTACAAGAGCACCTCTCGGACTGCATGGTCTCTTCGTTGACATACACACGATAGTACACCTTGTCATCATTCTCACTAGGGAGAATAACGAACATGCTGTCATCGGTGATATTGAGACTCATGAGGTTGATTGCTGCTTCTCTGTAGAACTTGCTAATCTTGCTGGCCATTTGCTTGCTCCTCTCTTTGGCTAACGTCGTTGTGTTCCTCTCGTTGTTAATAATATACCAGATACTAACGTCGTTGTCAATACATTTACAGACTAATATTGGCAAGAATACAACGTTGACAAAAACACGTTTGTAGTGTATCATCTTTGTATCAACAAGAAAGGAGATACGGCATGTTAAAGTTACGCGTGAAAGAAATTGCAGAGGCTCAAGGGCTTAATCGCTCTCAATTGCAGCTCAAGAGCCAAGTAACGCTACCTTTGCTTACACGCTATTGGAAGAATGACACCACAGAGGTAAAGCTCGATGCACTCTATAAGATCGCTAGGGCATTGGGTGTATCTGCTGGTGAGTTACTGGTTGAAGTGGAAGACAAGGAAGCGGCATAGCCCAGGCATAAAGTGCTCATTCCGACCAAAGACTGTACCACTTTATGCCCTAGACCACTGTTCACACTCCTTGACAGGGGAGTGCAATTAGCAAAGGAGATTTAACCTTGGAAAATAGCTTACCACAAGACTTGGTTATTGTCGAAGACAAAGTACCGTACTGTGATACTCGAGTAGCGGCCAATAAGCTTGGCATCAAGCACGGTCCATTTATGACCAACACAATTATGAAATATCAGGAGCAAGTCGAAGCAAAGTGTGGACTAGTCCATTTTAAAAATGAAGCAGTGAAAACTGAAGGAGGAAGAGGGATAAAATATCAAAGATATGCATTGCTCACTGAGGTGCAGACAAATGCATATCTAGGGCTGGTGAGAAATACAGATCAATCTGTTGAGCTGAAAATTGACTTGGCTGTAGCTTTTGATCAGGCCAAGAAGATTATAGACCAATTGCTCAACGAACAGTCTGAGACCGTAATCAGGCAACACACGGTGCTAGACCCCATTGAAACAGCCCAAAATCCACAGCTACTCCGTCAGGCAGTTGAGCAACTGGAGGATATAGCTCTTGCCGCTGCCAAGAAAGCTCAGCTCTTCAAACTTCTTGAGCAGCATTATTATCCAAGCCAGTACAGGCCACGTGGCAAGCGCAACTTGCCACAAGCCAAGCCTGTCATCTGGAATAGACTGCAAGTGACACAGATGACTATCATTTTTGAGATAGCATAGCATAGAGCGGTCTAGGGGTTATCTGGTGTGAAACCGCTAACCCCTAGACCAGAAAGGACTCACTTATGCCAGACAACATCATAGACCTGGATGCACGCCGCGTCAAAACTGTCCTTGTAGGGGAAAACGAAGGAGAGCAGACGCTTATCACTTGCGATTACGGGGCGGCTCTCATTATGAGAATATATGAGGATGGGGATGTATCTCAATTATCGCTCAATGGAGAGGCGATGGATAAGCTTTGTCAAATTTGGTCAGAATACAAGCAATTGAGGAAGGGAGATAAATAAATGATCAACGTTTCAGACTATTGGAGACTCCCCTCATCGGATAAAGCCTCTGTTAGGGATGAAGTCAAAGAGTATGAGAATGACCTGCAAATGGTGGTAGGGCACTACCAAATAGAGCTAGAGGCAGGAGATACCATATGGTTTAATCTTTTCTGTATGAGATGCTTCCGAATGAAGAGGAGAACTGGTTATACTGCCATAACCAAAGAGGAGTATCTCGACCCTAAGCACGAGATGTACGGGCACAAGTGCCAAGGGTGCAAGCTTCCTTTAGCATAGGACGAAATGTCAGGAGGAGTGAATGAGTGATACCGACAAAGACACGAGATCACAAATCTTTGCAAAGCTGCTCATGAGAGACTTATTCGACAATAATGAGCGGGTTTATACGGATCAATCCAATGGTTATTGGCATGATGAGTCCAGGGAGATTATAGCGCGTCGGGCCTGTGAACTGTTAGAGCAAGTCGAGCAGGGTGTGTGCTCTGCTCAGCATAGGAGGTAGTATGAAATATATCCAGAACTACTTTTCCGGCATGTGGAGCGGGATGAAGAGCTTCTTCACATGGCTAGGTTGGCAAGGGTTGTTCGTCTGCGTGATGGTAGCAATCCTGCTAGGTTGGGTACTGCCATCGTGTGCGCATAGATAGGAGAACTGAACACAAAAAAAAGGCGGGACAGCGCAATGCCATCCCGCTTTTCTTTTTGTCTTAATTAAAGTTTGAGGGTGAACCTTTAATAAGCCCAATCGTTATTAAAGGTTCGTTCATGTCTGGCTAACTGGCATTGTTTGGGTTAGCTGGTTTCACCCTCTCAAGCCACTTCTTTGCAGTGCCATAACTGCACCCTAAATTTTTTGCAATTTGTGTAGGGGTAACTGCTGGATTTTCACGGTACAATTCTTCGACTTGAGAGGCGTAATCAGAGGCGTATCTATCCCCGTTTTCACCCTCAATTTTTATACCCTGAAATGGCTCTACAGGCTCTTCTGTAGGGTACAAATTCAAGGGTTCAATTCCTTCATTTACCCCTACTGTATGCCCCTGAAATCGCGTCTCAATCTCATCTAGAGAGTGCAATTGTATGGGTTTAATCGGGTCCGTTTGAGGGTCTTTTTTACCCCTGATTTCAGCCAGTAATCTCTGCTCTTGATCGTCTTGGAACCGTGCAATTTGCAATTGTCTGGCGCGTATACTCTCGACTTGTTGAGCAAAGTTTTGAGTTCCGGTGGACTCTTCAATAGACCGGTAAACGAGTGACTGAGCATAGGCACCTAGAACAGCTTGGTCAAGTACCTGCTCTACATGGGTAGACGTTGCATTGATCATCTTGCGATTGAATGCGTCATATGTATTCGCTTTTGCAGCCAGCTCTAAGAGCGAGTCTTGGGAGAGAGATGACCGGATGATATCGGTATCCCGTTTCTTGTGAAGTTCTCCAGAGATGACAGTGCTCGACACAAGAGCCGACAAAAACACTGAAAGAACATCACCTAGTAAGTCTGGTTTCAATTGCTGGAAGAGTAGATGCATGACGAACGTCTCACAAATGATAGATGCCAGTGCTCCTACCCCGATAAGTAGGTAGATTGTCCACCGCCCTTTCCTGGTCTCTGCTATGTCATTATCCAGCTCGGCTTGGACTTTCGGCGTGACCGTTTTCCCTTCGCTTCGCTCTCTGTAATCCGCTTGTAGCTTATTCTCTTCATCAAGAGAGGCTCTCAGCTTAGCGGCATTGGTCAGAGTAAGCTTGACGATCAAGAGTGCTACGAGAAAGCCTATAAGAGCAAACAGTCCGTATATGACCCAATTGCTAGAGGTCTCGCTTGCCTTGATCACAAATCCTGCTACGATCAAGCTTAGCTCTAGCAGGATCGCCAGCATAGAGCCAGCGCTAACAAATAGCCCCGTCAACCTCTGCTGAGTTTGGTAGACGTTGGCTATGATGGTGTTAAGTTTTGGTAGTTTCATATTATCTTCCTCCCTTTCTGGTTTGTTTCTTCCGGTGGTACCTCTTTTTCTTGAAGTACCACTTGGCAACAAGATAGCCAGCGGTTAGACCGCCTATTGCCTCAAATGTAAAATTGATGATCTGTATCCCGTTCATCTGCTTTTCCTCCTCCTTACAGTCTTTCGCTTTATTCCAAGCTTCTTTTCTTGCCTAGCAAGTTCTATCTTGCGTTCTCTCATCCTCACATTCGCTCGTTGTCGGGCACCCGAGCGGATACGTTTGACGGTCTTGTGAACCTTCTTCACAGTCTTGACGGTGCCCTTGACGACCTTCACCGTGCCTTTCAAGAACTTACTAGCAAACCTGCCTAGTGGGTCCCGTGGCTGTTGCTTAGGGCTTGGCTTTACAGGCTTCGTCTTGCCCTTGCTGGTAGAAGGGGACCGTCTCTTTCGAGTGGCGGTCCTCTTGGCTTGCACTGGCTTCATTGGTAGGTCTGGCATGCTCGTTTTCTGGATTGGGAGGACACGGGGCCTTTTGTCGAGAGACATCATTCACCTCCCTGTAGAAGATGCAGAATACTCAAGTACTCATCCCGAGCGGCTGTATATTTTGTGTTCCCGCCCTTCTTGACCCCATAGATTGCTTCGATAATTTGCTCTTGGTTCTTGCCCTGGGCACGCATTTCACGCACACGCTGTACCTTCGCTTTAAAGGCTGTCTCATGATCGACTACGAACGGTTCATAGCCAGTGCTGAGAGGGTGCTGAGAGGGTGCTGAGAGGGTGCTAGATGGTTCTGTCTTTACATATTCTGAACCGTCTGCACCCGCTTCTAGAGCCATTTGAGCCATGGTTTTGGCCACCTGTGTTAATCCGTCACGGTCCGGCATTGGCAGTTGTAATCTGTAACTGCTCTCCGATGAACGAGCAGGAACAACGATGACCTCACCAGCCACTAGATCCGGAGCTATTTCTGCCTCTTCCACATCAAGAAGCATCTGAGCACGCTTCTTTTTCAGGTGGAAGGCAACGACTGTACAAGAGTCTCTGAACTCAGTTCCACCAGACCGCTTTGCATTTGGGATCTGACCGAATGCAACCACACGCCGTCTTCGTTTACGCCCACGTGTTGCCCAGTCCTCTGTAAGCTCTATCAGCTCTTTACCCACTTCCGACCATTTCCCAGTACCGCTTGTGGCTTGTCTGGCTATCATTGAAAATTCGTCAATCAGCCACAGGACCGGATAATCACCAGGACTCTCAAGCTCATCTCTTGCGAGTGATACAGCATGGGCCGCTTTCTGTGGCGTGTCGGCTATCGGACAGAGCAGGAATATTTCATTCGCCAGAGGGCCCAAGCGAACAGAGAGCGATTGACCGAACTCGGCATCAGGATCTATCACGATCAACCGCCCGTGATGCAAAACTGTCAAAGCCGCTAAATACGTGGCAAATGTGCTCTTGCCGAACCCCTGGTCACCATAGACAACAACCGAGTCAAACATATTCCCGTCGTCATCAAACAGCTTCCCCCGTAAGGCTTCCCCATCCACGTATCCCACGACACTGGTGTCTTCATTGACTTGCGTGCCGTTTGATTGAAGTTGCTCAGAGAGATTGGGTATTTTAGGTCCCTCAATCTGCAAGGGCTCTTCCTCCTCTTCAACCTCCTCATATTCATCCAAGAGAGGAAGAAGACGTTGCATCGTCTTAGCCCCTGAGTCCACTACCTGCAAAGTCTTCTGTTGCTGGGCTATGAGCTGACCTTGCATTTGAAGCAGCTCGCTAATACCAAACCCTTCAGCAGAACCGATTTGGACAACCTTGCCTTGGTAGACAATGGCCCTGGCTATCTGTCCATCTTTGCTGTCCTTCACCACATGGGCTTGTGTAGATTGCCAGATTTTGACTCCAACGGTCGCACTGCCTAGCCCTAACACTGTAAAAAAAGTGATGACCAAGGCAGTATTCACTTCTTGCGCAAACAACACTATCCCATTGTGTATGTCAGGTATAAGCATAAGCAATACTAAACCTAACACAATAGCTGCTAATATTGACAAAGCAGCAATGACATTATCTTTCATATCTCACCTCCTTAAAAATTGACACATACAACATATGCGCAAATTTGATGCTAGATAACATTGAAAAGACAAAGAATATAATCTGGATATATGGGCTATTCCCTGTAGCAGCGTAAAGTGTATAACATACATCAGTAAAACTGTGAATGAAGAGTATGAGTGTGCTACATAACCATAAAAGCAGGTAGAGCACAGAAGACGCTACTACAATGGTGAGGGTCACCCGAATAAAAAACCTGATAAGCTGGATTATGTATTCATCTGGAATGAAATATTCCAGGTAAGACAGTTTCATCTTGCTCTCCTTGCTCTGGCCAGACATGCGATACTTAATCTGGCCTAACTACTACCTAGTGGCTTGCTCTCCTGTGTAGCGACCTGACAGGAGAGCGCTTTTTCTACTTGTGTGGACAGATACTCAAATGCTCTACCCATGCATTGCACTCTTCACACCATACGTCATACTTGAACGCTTTACCCGAGTATCCTGCTTCCAATGCTTGAGCATCAGCATCATCCATAGCCTCTTCTGGTGTATCACCCTCACCAATAAAGGTGATATCACCTAAAATGGCATCCTTTAATCGGTCAAACCATTTCATGATCAATCCTTTCGCTCAACTGAGCACTAATCGGACACATTTGTCCGCTTCTGATGTCCACCTCACGAGCAACATCAGAGCCGACAAACGCGTTAAATGTGATGTCTCAGGAACTTCTTAGCCATTTCCAAACCGCCACGAGGTTCTTTAAATGTGCCATTTGACTTCCCACGCTCCATGTATAGCCCTTCAAGCGTGTATTCCACAGTAAAGCCATTCCTCTTGGCTAGTCTGATGATTTGCGCCCATTCCTGTGCTAATTTGGGATCAAACTCCGGTTCAGGCTCTGGCTCGGGATTATTCGGATCATACTCACGAAACGGCTCCCATCCCGTATCGGCATGCTTCTCAACTTTCCCCCTAAACAAAATGCCGATCATGCCGCCCTCCCGCAAATGTGTGTTTGAATGTTCCTCACTACAGCCCCGCAATTAGAGCACCTCTTTACAACTACAATGACTGTGATGATATTTCTCTTCATGATTTTCTCCTTATCTCTTGCGAAACCGCTCCACATACGACGGAACGCGATTAAGTTTATTTAGCTGATAGTTCAGCTCTAACTTCTCCCTGCACGGTTTACAGATACCGTGACTTCCCTCGGGATCTTTTTCTCTCTCATGCCATGCACAGATCATGTCATCATCTTGATCGTCTAGCACCAGAACTTGTGAGTCCTCAAATCGTTTTGCCATCTTCCAATCTCCTGGCAAACGTGCTAAAATAGCACCATCCTTATCAAATCTAAGACCTGCTAGTTCGGAGTGAGCACTGAGCTAGCAGGGAATACACACTACGATTATCTCCCACAATAGATGCAATAGCCCTCTCCATCATATGGCATTTCACCGTCGTCTTCAGGCAACAGAGTCACTGAAACGACTCCACGTCCCTTGAGTCTTTCATACACCTCTGCTACTGAACGCGCTGCAATGTGGCCCGTTGAGCCGTCATACAGCACATATTCATAAAGGTTTAGCTCGACTTTCATGACTTAGCCTTTCTACTCCATCCAGCCACTTGCTGGACAATTGGCGACTGCTCTATGACAAGCTAGGCCTGAAGCCGTCGCCTTGGGATATCATCTTGCTCTGGCCTCGCACCTGTCCAGTACATCGGATGCATTATTTTGAGGCTACCTCAATAGGATTTGCAGCAAGATGTTTTCAGTTGTTGAGTGTACTACGGCATCTAGCCTGCGCTTGCTATCGAACATGCAGCCCGATAGCAAAGACCGACCAACGCATTACCGACAATTCAGAGAGAAGAACTTGACCTCTTCTCCATCACCAGTTACCCACCACACATAACCATGCCCTTTTTGCTTTACCTGCTCAACAGATGCCTCATAATCCTTTTGTGCATCCATCTTACGTGAGTATGGATCAAGATTGCCGTCAACTGAACACTCGACAATGTAGTTAGCTTTCATGCTGTTACCTTTCTGCTGCACATTGGCAGGCTAACTCCTACGCTATTGATTGCCCACAATGCGGGCACTTTTGCCCACGAACGAATGGCACCTCATCCTCATCGTCCTCACCCTCATACCCATCTTCCATAAACCTCCGCTCCCATTCAGGATCAAGCCCACCAGCGTTCACCTCAACTTCTCCCAAGCCCTTCACGAAGATTTTCAGTATCCCACCCTGTGGATTGAATATTGACATCTTCTACACCCACCCTTCAATCATGCACGGATTGAACTCCCTACAATACTGCTCACGCCTTTTGTTAGCTTCGATCATCTCCTGAGTGACCACATGCCACTCATACTGACGGGTTGTCCGGTTCCAGCGACGGACACGGGATACAGGGGACTTCTCAACTACTGCTGTTTGTGTTAGCATAAAAGTAACCTTTCGTTCAGAAAGACTAGGGGTCCATTGGACTCCGAAACTTGGCCTCTGGCACTGGAAGTTTTGACCGGCTCACCAGTGCCAGAGGTTTTTATTTGCGCACCTCATCGGTACGTTCTTAGTATGCCACAGAAAGGCTTGGCTGTCAAGCCTTTATAAGACGAATTTCAGCATGTCATTTAAACCCATAAAGCTCCTAATACTCTATATCTTGTTAGTTACGAAAGGCTTGACAGCCAAGCCAATAAAGTGTATCCTAATAGGAAGGAATAAACACTGAAGGAAGGAGAAAAGACATTGTGCCAAGAAGCCTCTGGATAACTGCCCAGGAAGCCGCTGCAATTATCAGCAAAAACAACAACCGGACAGTAACCGACCAGCATGTAAGGGATTATGCAAAGAAAGGAAGGATTAAATACAGAGCAAGAGATGGAAGGACAAACGAGTACTTAAAATCAGATGTAGATAGGCTACGGATTAGAAAGTACACACACAAAAAGAGCAACCAAGAGGAGAAGCAAATGCCTCTTGAGATAAAAATTCCACTAGATGAAGTAGCCTAGCCCAGGCATGTGCCTCTCCGAGTTCCCCAACTGTAGTAGGCACATGCCCAAACAACCCACAAACTAGATACAACACATTAACAGCAATTAATGTGTAGGGATCTTGTTTGTTTCGACACTAGTATAGCATGAAGCGGGTTACACTAAGCAAGCAGTATTCTTCTCCTAGTGTAATCGGACTCCAAAACTAGCTCTCCCCAAGAGCAGAAGGACAAGAAGATGAGTAAACAAGCTACGATAGAAGTAACAATCCCAGAATGCCTTAATATGGATGGTTTAGAACTACGTGGCAATTATCGTATTATCGGCTATAGACAAGACATTCTCCATGCACTTCAAAGAAAGCATGTTGCTGCTTTTGTTGTTACAGCCTTGCTGAGGTGGACAAAATCAAAAAGAGACGATCTTGTCAAGATTATCAAAAGACGCGCTGAGAACAAACTTCCCCCACTAACAGAGGAGGAACTAAAGATCTGGATACACATGTCCTATGAGGAGTTCGCGGACGAATTTGACGGGCTGTTCTCCCATAATACGATCAAGGAAGCTGTTGCCTATTTGATCCAAGAAGGGATTATTCAGCAGCGCAAAAACCCCAATCCTAAATTTAAGGACTATGAGTATCGGCTCATGCTTCCTGTCCTGAGAGAACTCTTGAAGTCTCTCCCTGTCAATCCTGCTATCAGGCCAAGGGATAACCGCAATCGCAAAGGAAAGCAGTCACCAAATTTGGTGACACCACCAGAATTGGTGACATCACCAAATCCGGCGAATGAGTCACCAGAATTGGTGGATGAACCGCCAAAAATGGTGGATGAGTCACCAAATTTGGCGAACCAATACACAATATCTACACAAAGACAAACAAAGTCTGACAGAAAGAATGAGCCGTCTCAACAAAACACAACCGTCTCGACTGGTGACGAGTCTTTCAATCATTCATTCGTTCAATCTTTTTCATCTTCTGAGATAGTTTTCTCACCAGAAGCTGAACAGGTCTATCAACTTGCTGTCAAGCTCAACATCACTCATGTCAAGAGGGACGAAAAGACCAGGGATAATTGTGCATTGTTAGTTGAGAAGGGATTTACGACTCTAGAGAAGATAGAGTCGCTTATAGAGCACTGTAAGCAAGTCTCCTACCTTCGAGGTAAAACGCTCAATTTAAAAAATCTCGTCAACGAGTCAACTGGTTGGTTGCAACTGCACAGGAAATCAACAGCCGCTCCCATCACCAGCTCTGTTGCCAGTTCAATGGGGGTAGCCACTGCTGAGTGGATTGCTGAGCAGAAAAGAATTCAGCAAAGGATCTTAGAGCAGGAAGCGGCACAGGGTGGACAACGGCAATCGCTCAAAGAGCGTCAAGCGCAATTGTTGGCAGGTAAAAAGCTAACTGTAGGCAATAGACATTTGCAACCATTGCCAACTTACAGACGGGAAGGAGTATAACATGCTTGCAACAAAGATCAGAGAGTGGCGCTATAGCGTGTCTGATGTAATTTTTGAGGATGTTCAGAATGTATCGGTACCTAGCGAATATCAGACGTTGTATGATGAATATTGTGCTGAAATTGACATCCTTCCGGTAGAGACGCCGATGTGGAGGAGTGCTACCCCCGAGTACAAGAACGTGCTGTTAGAGAAATCACGCCACAAAGCGTACACTCGAAGCCTGCTCTGCAGCGGGGACCCAAAAGCCATACGAGCGGCTGAAGAGGCCATGCTCAACCAGCTTGGCAGGTACTATGAGTCCTACCAGCAAGAGAAGCTGTTCAGGCAGTGCCGAACCGATCTGGAGAAGTTGCGCAAAGACAACCCGCGTTGGGTAGCACAAAAGTAATCTCAAAGAAAGGACAACACTATGGATGCTATGGAGAAAGGTTACAAACGCGGTCGTGAGTACTTGCGTAGATGCCGCATTGAAACAACCACATTTGAGCAGTACAAGAAATTTGGGAGAGTGGATGTAAAGCAGCAATACAAGCAAAAGAAAGCACAAGACCAATATCTTCTAGGTTGGTGGCACGCGGGGGAACAGTTTGCGAGTCTGTTCAAGTCTGATGATAACGACTCGTACAGTGCTCACAAACGGATCAAGTCGATACAGCAGCGTTTGGGAACGATCTTCAACGAGCTAGAGGCTTTGCAGGAATGGAGAGAGGATGATACTCTTCTGCAAAGCAGTCTCTGGAAGGCCTATGAGTCCGTTGGCAGTGCGTTGGAATATCTTGATGTAGCCAACGATCATCTCAGCAAAGAGTAGTCAGAAGGATGGACAAGAAAGGATTAATCATATGAATTGGTTACGCGTACATATCCAGAAATGGATAGATCGCAAGACTCAAGAGGTTGTAAAGACAAATGAGACTCTCAAGGAAGTGATCACTGACCTTGAACAAGCCAAGACTATTGGAGAGCTGAAAGAACGTTTAGAGAGGATGGAGAAGAGAGAAGAGGACGAGTAGCCTGAAAGTAATGTTCTGTTGCCCTATCCTTTGTTACTCGAATATCCTGTGATTGCCAAATTGGCATGTTGATATCTTGAGTAACAAAGGAGAGAGAACATAAATGGATAGTGGTCTAATTGGCCTTGGAGCCGTAATCCTTTTCGTAGTGCTTTTTCTCAGCTCATTGGCTCCCAACACACGCTACAAATGCAGGAAATGTGGATTTACCACGGATGACGAGCTGAGAGCAAAGGGACACGTGGCAATCGAAAATGCCCACGCCTGTGACCAGATATAGCTCCAATCGCGTCAGGATGAGTAAGAGAGGCCCGTGCCGATGGATGAGATACATTTTCACGACACGGGTTGTATGATCGTACAGAGTGATTGTAGAGCGAAAGAAAAGAGAGCGGCATGGTGGGCACCCTCTTCTAATGTTTACTCTGCTGCTATCCTTGCCTCACGCCGCTTTTTATTGTATTTCCGTCTCCAGTCAGGATTATTCTTTTCCCACTCGCTATTTCTCTTCTTGATTTCTTCAGCATTCTGGCTATATTCCTTTTCATGCTGTTTTCTTCTGCTTATCTTGGCTTGCTCTGGATTATTTTGTCTCCAGCGTCTATTGCTCTCTGACTTGTTCTGCTTACGTTGTTCCGGTGATAGCTTTTCGTCGCGTGATTTGTGTCCTCTTCTCTTTCGCTGGTACTCAGTGTTATAGTCTTGCAAACATCTTTTACATTGGTTCCACTTTGGTGGAAACGGATGCTCATCAGATTCTAAAATATGGCATTTTGAGCATTGACGCGGCTCATCGCTTAAAGGTTTCTTTGGTCTCATACCATTCTTCCTGCGCTTACTATTGGCATTGCGTCCATAGATGATGCAAATATGTGCACATATGGATAAACGAGCGAGTGGCTACGCAATAACACAGCTTAACCTCAAGGTTAAAATCGAGAGCCTCCAGAATGCACTAGGATGCAATTCTGAGGGACTTATTGTTGGAATTGATATTTTGTGTGCTACAAGTCTGACAAGGGCACTATGGCCTATCTGGTTGACGAAATGGCCTACTCTGACTGTGGTACCGTCTCACCTCCATACAGTGATACCGTGACCTGCCATTTTGTGCTCAAATCTGTGCGGTTTTACGGTATTACAGCAATACAGAATTACGGTATTGCTGCAATACATGGTTACAGTTATACAGCAATACAGAATTACGGTAATACGGTTATACAGAATTACGGTAATACAGTATTGCAGTTAGGCAGAATTGCAGAATTAGAACGCATATTCTAACAAATTACACAAGTCAATTGATGCATATCTAGATGACGATAGCACATCAGGATATTGACATGGATAACACTACTGTGTAAAATGGTGACGTAATGGTTACAGTAAACAAAAGTCAGTTTAGTCAATCAAAGGAGATATTTATGTCGAAGCATGAGAGCGACAACAAGAGCGAGCTGCTCACCGTTTCTGAAGTAGCTAGGATCCTTCGTGTGGATGATACAACCGTGCGCCGTTGGGTGAAATCCGGCGTTATGCATGCCATAACACTACCCCACAAGAATAAGCGGCAGGCGTACAGGATTAAACGCTCGACTGTAGAGAGGTTGCTGGAAGGTACCACAGCAGCAGCTTAGACCAACCAGAAGAGAAGAGGAGACAGAGGGAGCCGACAACGGTTCTCTCTTTTTTATGCTCTTTTCATCCTGTGATATAATCCATATATCCAAATTGTTGCGTTTTACAATTCAAGCAGGAAAGGTATGAATATGCGCAATCCTCCCTACTGGATGATGAATTACATCCACACAAGAGTAGCAAGAAGAGCAGCAGCAGTTGAGTATCAAATGGCATGGCAACTAGAACTTAAGAAGAGTCAGCAACTTGTAGAAATTGAGGATAGAGACAGGACTGAAAAGATCAAGAAGGTAAAACAAGACGGGTGGATATTGTAGATAGTATCTTAGATCTAGAAGGAGGTGATTAAGCCTCCTTTTTTTTATTTGAGGCTTATGACCAGGATAAGCAATTTGAATAGAAATATCGATGCAATAGCAAGTACGTAAAACAGCATGGCAATAGTGATCGTGCGGAAAAACCATTTTTTGCATTCCTGCTCGAATTTAGACTCTTCCATATACAATAGGTTCTTCCAGTATGGTGGTGGTGTCCATGCTTCCTGAGGAAGTGGTTGATAATCCTGCAAAACGACTTTATTTCGTTTATTGACAGAAGGTATTTCAGGGGCCGTATCAGTTTTATAAATGTCTTCAAAATGAGAATTTGGCCATGCATCAAATGGAAGAGGATTTTTGAATATCATGTGCAGCTCCTAAAATAAAGCCAATCCGTTGAAATTACGCCTGTATTGGAACATCCGGCCTGTCTCCCCACAGCTCCGAACGCAGCGGATTGGCTAACTCAATTGTATCAGGTATGGTCAAGCTTGTTGTTTGGTTGCCTCTTGGATAGGAACTGGTACAGGAGCAGGTGTCACCAGTTGATTTGAATAACCAAACCAGTGACCGGCCGCCAAACCTGCCATGATCAGAGCGGCCTCATGAGTTCCCTGGTCTGCTGTAAATACCAGCAAGATACCAGTAAAGATGAGTGTAGCGATAGTTACCACAAGGTACGTGTAAGTTGTGTTCATGCTTTTGCCCTCCGCAGAAGATGAATAATGTCCTCAAGCATCTTAGACTGTATTAATAGTTCCTCATCCTGTGCAGATTGATGCTGTATGATCTGCTCTATGTCGTGATAAATCTTATTTGTAGTGCAAAACTGCTCATCAGATTGTAGCTCTTGCTTTCTGTTCAGCACGTTTTGACCGACCATGATCACTGGTAGCAGGACGAGTTGCAAAAAATTGCTGGATACCGATCCAAAGATCAGAGCAAGCAGGATGTTGCCAGTAATAGCCCCGACAACGGCTCCAACGCCGATGAAAGAGAAGATATAGGCACAGGTCATACTTCCGATCAACCGAGTAAGCTTGACTGCTATTCGATCATTAATACTTGTTTGTTCTTGTGCATGAACTTCATTGATATTTCTTGGCTTATGTGGATGCATTTTATGTTCAAAAAGTTTCATGCTCCATTACTTTCATATTTAATGCGTGTTGTTGTCGTTTTACCGTTCTTGTCCTCAATGTGGATAAGCTCTCCTTGAATAGTGACCACCATGCCTCTGATTTTTAAAGCAGCGCAAATAGTATCTATTGTCTGTTCTAGCCTGATTTTATCTTTATTGATATCCTCTACCTTTCTCCTTAATGATGCAATTTCTTCTTGCATTGCTAAAATCGCGTCATTTTGAGCTTGATTTGTTGCTTCACTCAAATTATTCCTTGCCATTATTCTACTTGAGAAAAAAGCACCAATTACCACAATCAAAAAACTAAATAAACCCGCGTAAGCGTTCAATCCCTGGATAATTGCGTTCATGGTTTTCCCCTAAGACGAAGGAGAGTTGTTGTCCTTATGGAGCGAAAAGACTGCTGACTCTATTGCTATGTCTAACGCCTCGTCAGACGGTACAGGCAATTTGTATGATTTGAAAAGCTTTAGCACTGTATTAATAGCAAGCTGCTTCTTTGCAGGCCCACTCATCTCTTTATGCTGCTGCTCGATTTGCTGTACTGCTATACGGGTAAATTTCTCCAATTTGGACACCAAATGATCAGGCATTTTTTGCCGTTGTATATTGGCTAGATGCATAGCCTCTAGAATACTTATAAATGTCCCAAATACAAATATAAGCGTGTTAACTGTTTGTGACCAATTCACGGTATCCTCCTATTGCACGTGAGATAAATCGACAATCTGCTGAGCAAGGCTGTTGATCTTCCCAAGATTAGAGGCGTCAAGCAGCGCCTTGAGCTGGTCATTTTGAGCTTGTAGTTGAGTAATCTTCTGAGCTTGCGTGTCCTTATTCAACTGCTGCTGAAGGTCGGCTACCTTGGCTAGAAGCTGCTTGTACTGCTGCTCGTACCAGAGGAGTTCCGGTCCCGTCCAAGCTTCAAATACTCCCATCTTTTGCGTATACTCTAGCGTTTTCCATCGGAACCGTTGCCTCTGCCCAGACCCGAGAGATGGATTACTCTGCTCTAGGATCAATTCGTGTTGTTCTGGCTCAAGCGGTACGTTCGTTGGGTCCCAATTGCTGTTGAGCACGTGGTCACGGAACCCGAGTATCACGGGCGTCCCATCTGGTGCTTTTAGTGTGTGTCCATCGTCAGACCATCCGTTCGGTACGTTCATAGTGTTCCCTCCATTTGCTAAATATGCCCATAATGCATCCCACGGGAATGTCCCTGGGCATCTACTTCTATTGATAGGATCGATATCGGCGTGCTTGATAATACCGCCATTTGCATCACCAGGCCGCTTAGGAATGTTGTAGGTATCGCATATGCACTTGATAACCTCAAATCCTACTTTGGCTTGAATATCGGTCAATGCGTCTGAATTGTCTGTTGACGGTTTGACAAACTCTATTGATACTGTATACCAATTAGGGTTAATGCTAGGATCTGGCAGGTACGCCGCATGCCCATTGGTGATGATACCATTGGCGAATGCCGCAAGCGACATGGGTACCCCTTGGACTACATTGCCTTGTTGATCGATGATGAGGTGACTACTGACAGGATTAGAGCCTCCTACCGTGCTCTTGAAGTACTGGCCAACGCCTTGAGCAGAAGTACCACCTGCTGTACCGTGAAGCACCAAGTACTTGATGCTGTACCCCTGCCTGGACATCGAGTTGGCTGAGTAGTCAATCTCAGTTGCAATATCTAACCATCCATTTGAATCGAATTGCATGATATGCTCCTATGGATTAATAGGTGTGAAATTGGCATTGTAATCATTCCGTGCCGATTGCATGGCGCTATACGCTGGTTTCTGTGAGTAGTCAGTCCTGAGCAAGCCGAAATGGTGTTCTGGATTATTTGGATCAGTACCGTCGTCAAGAAAGTCGTATACACAGGCAAGAGCTACATACTGATAATCCTCATGCATGATTTTCTGGTAAACGCGCTGAATGTACGCCGCTTGATTTGCCTCGGTCACGCCTCCTGAGTACGTCGGCCATCCAACTTCAGTAGCCATGATTTGCTTATTGCCATCTCCATTGTTTTGCATAATAGAGTAGAGATTAGACAATTCGCTAAAGGTTGCTCCACTACCTGTGTAATCCGGGCCATTAGGCCATGAGTATGGATGATAGCCGACATAATCCATGTATCCTTGTGCTCCTGATGCATACATTTGCGTCAAGAAGGTTTCGGGTGTAATGCCAGTAGGTGAGAGGCCAGCGCTTATCACTTTTGCATTCGGATCTGCTGATTTGATGACAGGATATGCCGCTTGTAAGAGAGCCGTGTAAGCCGATGCGTTCGCCTGTGGATACCAGTTACCGTTCATGTTTGGCTCGTTGCCTATCTCGTAGAGCAGGATCTGGCCTTTATAGTGTGCTGCAACGGTCTGGGCAAACATGGCATAGTCTTGTGGGGCAGGTGGCTGGTTCCATGGTGCTGTGCCACGATACCATGCAGGTGCCCAATATTGTTCAAGGATCGCGATGGCCTGCATCCCGCGTGAAAGGATACCGCTCACAATCGGATCGTATTTAGCAAAAGTCCAATTCCCTTGTGTAGGTTCGACTGTCCCCCAAAACATATCAAAGCGTATCCAATTAATACCTGCTTGTTGCATCAGATCAAGCTGCTTGTTTAAATCTGTTGATGATAATGCGCCCAAATGAGCGCAAATGCCGATAGGATTAATACGTGATGCCATGATAACCTCTCATTGATACTGGAATGTGACTCCAGGACAGTTTGTTACCCCATTCGAAACAATACCATTATTCGCTCTCGCGCCACCTGGAAAAGCATAGATTGTGCCTACAGCAGCATTGGCAGGAATGCTGAGAAGCTTTGTTCCTGAGTTTGTTGATGCATTATCGTAGATGTCTAGCTGAGCTGTGCCCGTTGCGGTTACTACTGCACTATGTAAATATCCTGCACTCCCTTTGACCACCACGTTTCCTACTGTATTCGCTGCTTGTGTTGCGTTGTTTGTGGGTCCTGCGACTAGCCACGGTGTGGTATTCTGGGTGTTTCCAGGTTGAATAGTCCAGGTGCCGCTTTGGGCAGCTGAGAGCGAATTGAATAGCCAGAAACCAATGGAGGTATATAGTTCTAGTGTTCCTTGCGCAGTACCTGATGTATAGGAGGTCATTCTTACGCGGAAATAGCGGAAAAACACAGGACCTGTAAAAATCACATTGGTACTAGTTGTTGTAGTGGCTGCATTATTTAATCCGGTACCTCCGTAGAGATTGACGTTAGTCCAGTTTGTATTGTCATTTGAACCTTGGAACGTCAAAGTACCGGAATACGCATTTGCATTAATATGCAACGATAACCACTTATACGCGCTGACATCTGTACTCGGCACCAAATCAGCATTGAGGCTCCCTGCACTCAATGATGCTTGTTCAGTGAAGCCGCCCTTTACCTGTTGATTGCCTGCACTATCTATTGCCGCCTGATTGGCACCGTTATAAAGTGCCGTGCGCAGATTGCGATTTGACGCGCTCTCAACGAGCAACTGCTGTAAATTCGCGCCATCGGAGGCACCGATAAGCGTAGATGAGCCGGGGATTGCAGAGCCATCGGTACCCACGCTGGCATTGTTGAAATTACCGCTGCCCGCATTGGAGGTCACGGTCCCGCTTACAGGCTGTGTTACACCGGACCCGTCGACCTTGAGAGCGTTGGTAAGTTGCGGTTGGTCGGTTGCGATGACGATTCGTTGCGTGCCTGCGCTCTTGCTTCCTGAATTGGTATCGACGGTTGTGCCATTCAATTGTGTAAGATTTGCCGCAACTGTGTTAATAATAGCGTGAGCATAATTTGCCGCTGTTAGCCCAATCTGCACACTTGCAGAACCGCTCGTAAACGCCGTACATACCACATAGATAGCTTTGAACCCCGCAATGCTTCCTTCCCAGACTTGGTTGAGAGCCGATGCTGTGCTAATAGCCGTGCTATTAGCATTGGTGCTAGAGTTCCTCTGATGAGCATTGATAAGCTGCAATGTGGTCCCGTCGGGCTCTAGACCATAGAATGAGATGGTGCCAACGAATGCAGAGGCTACGTTGATCTCCGCAATGAAGGTGTCTTGGTATGATGCATTGCTGAGTGTGGCGAAAGAACTAGCTGCAAGTGCTGATACAAGCGGGATAGATCCGAAAGTTGTCCCTGCGGTGATATTTGTAGACAAGCCGAAGGTGTCTGTAAGACGCGCAAGTAAGGTGGCAAGATCTGCTATATCATTTACGGCTGCTTTTACTGCGCCTTTACCACCTGAAACGATACCTGCAAGAGTATCAAGGTCCGCTTTAGCTGCTGCAAGGTTACCGCCCGTTTCCAATGCGAGAGCCGATGTGTTAAGGTTTGTTCCGGCATTAGCGGTAATAGAACCATTAACAGTTAGAGTTGCATTCAGTAAGTCTCTGATCTTGGTCAATCGACCCATTAACGAATTAACGGTATTTGCATCCGTTGGTGTGCCTGCTAGCGTCAAAAGTGTAGCAAGATCGGTGATAGCGCCCGCTACAAAGTCACCTGACTGAGCATCGACACGTTGGATAGCAGGCGGGTTGACGGTTGCGCTTACAGGCAAGGGATTAGCCGCGCTTACTGCTGTCATGGTACCTGCGTTATTGTAAACCAGCTCATTGCCAATCGGATGAGTAGGAGCCGCCGCCCCATCAGTGTATTGCACACCCGCCGTGCCGCCTTGAGAGGCAAGCGTGTCAATCCCAGTCGCTATATCTGCTATATTTTCCTGCCATTGTGAGGCATTCCCCGCTGTCATATACTTGATCCTTTCTAGATCTTCCTGATTTGTATTTGTACTGGTAGGGCATCATACACGTTTATCCCTATCACGGCCTCTGCAAATATTTCAAATGTCTCAACGCCTGTATTTGTTGAGAAGAGCGCATAAGCATTGGCTAGATCAGTAGATGAAAGTGTGTATGTCACTTGTCCAGTTGCTCCGTTAGGATTGCTAAATGTTCCACCTCCTGTGATCTTCTGGCCAGTGCTCACGCTTCTGAACTTGAGAGAGAATGAAGCGCTGGTAAAGCTCGGTGGCACGTTACCGCTAGCATCTGCAAAGGTAAATGCCCAAGGTGGGGCTGTAGTTGTCGTAAAAAATAGCGGTATGCTCATGCATCCTCCTATGGCAGTGTTGAGTCAAAATTAGTTACAGGTATAGTTGCTTTAAATGATGTATTTGGTATAGATGTATTAAAATTTGTACTTGGAAGTGTTGCGTTGAAATTAACCGCAAAAAGAGAGATAAGCAGCAATCCCCCATTATCAGATCCTTGGCTGCTTTCTATCGCTATATAGTCATCAGTAAAGTTAACAAGATCCGTGCCTGTATTTGCTTCTACTGGGATAGCACTGATGACATAGAGAGCCGAGTCTGTGATGAGCAACGTTTCTACCCCTTGCGAGGTGGAAGTAGCAGTGAGGCTATCGGAACCTGTGTTAGCTTCAGAGAATTGAATATTTCTAGTAGCAGCCAAAGCATCCGATCCGGTATTCAACTCAGTAGCAGCGTAGCCACTTGTTTGAGTAAAGCTATCCCCTCCTGCACTAGCATCCACTGACCAGGACCGTATACCTCCCAAGTCCGAAGCAACAAGATCCTCCTCTCCGCTCATGTTATTGGTGCTTGCACTGTTGACTTGCGTAAGACCTGTACTAGCGGCATCACTGGTAGGATCAATATCTGTAAAGCTGGTATTATCAGTTGCGAGTAGGCTATCAGCTCCACTGGATGCATCAATAAAAATGGTTCCACCCGTTGCTGCAAGGCTATCTACTCCTGTAAGAACCTCTGTATTTGCGAGTAAAGTTGTGTTTAGTGAGCTATCTGAAGCTGTTAATGCATCAGTAAGACTAGAGGTATCAGTAAAGATAATGCTATCGGTTATTATGCTACTATCCACAAATGCAGTGCTAGATGTATATATAGATGTATCAGATATTGTATTGCTTTCTGCAAAACTTGATGTATTCGTGATAGACAGTGCATCAATAGCTGTATTGTTCTCAACTCCCGACCGCTGAGATCCACCTATATCACTTATTGTGGCAGTATCTATGAATGATGTGATATTTGCATAAGAAGCACTATCTGAAATAGTATTTAGCTCAGTAAAAGAGGCATTGCTCGTTCCAATTAGACTATCTGAAGCTGTAGTAGCATCAGTAGAAGAGAATATGCTTGTTTGCATGAAATTATCCGATATCGTATTGTTTTCTACTTGAATAAATGTGTTTATAGATAAGAAGCTATCTGAAATAGTATTTAGCTCAGTTAAACTGATATTATCAGTTGCTAAGAGGCTGTCTGAAACTATGCCAGCATCAGAAGTTGAATATCCTCCTGTCTGGATAAAGCTGTCTACTCCTGTATTGCTTTCTGTCTGGGTAGTGTTGTTTGTTCTCAGGAGGCTATCTGAAGTTATGTTGCTTTCGATAAAAGTTGCATCTTGTTCTATGAGCAGGCTATCTGAGGCAATCCCCGTATCAGTTCCGTTAAAAACGATTGACTGCAAAGAACTATCTGAACCACTATTAGCATCAGTAAAGATAGTATTATTGGTTGCCAAGAGGCTATCTGAAGCTGTATTTGGCTCGACTCCTCCTGACTGTATTCCCCCCACATCGGAGCCTGTAAGCGCATCTACTCCAAACTGTTGAGATCCCCCTACATCACTTCCTGAAAGAGCCTCTACCCCACCAACCTGCATACTACCCACATCAGAAGTCGTATTGCTATCTATCCCCCAAGATTGCAATCCAGGCCCAAGATCTGAGCCCGTGTTGGGCTCGGTACCACTCATCGTATTGGTAGTGGTTGTTGGGGAGTATCCAGGCGTCGTGGTCTGCATATCGTTAGCGACGCCTGCCGTGCCGCTATTCGACACATAGATGGTCACTGTGTCTCCAAGCCACACGTTACCGCTTGTGCCACTTTGTAACCAAAGATCTACATAGATCTTATCACCTGTGGAGAATGCAACACTGCTGAGACTCGTATTTGCAAAAGATATCTGCTGTTTTGATCCTGTAACACTAACGCTTGTATTAGTAATAGAACCAATTGAAGTATATGTTCCACCACTTGATCTTTTATAAAATCGGATTACAGCGCTAGTAAGCGTTGAGATGACTCCGCCTGATATACTTAAATTGACGATTGCTGACCAATTCCCCGAAGCAATTGTTTGTGCTTCAAGTGTGGTTGCATCCAGCAACCAACCTTTGCCAGTCGGACTGGGCAATGACGCATTTCCTGTAGCAGTGCCACCTTGTGAGAGCACCTCGATGTAGGAATTCGAGGCATTATTCGGAGCAGTTGTGTTTGTTGAGGTCTCAGTGCCGCCTGTCGTTGTAGCCATTTGATCAGCGGTGCTCACCGTTGTCGCTGCAACGTTCGATCCATACGTGATGAGTGCTGTCATCTTCTATTCACCTCCTTTCTTGCAAAATGTATATATAAATATGCACTGAGCACAAAAGACTTGCTCAGTGCTCAGTGATCCTAACTGATCTGTACAGTGCTCTTGTAGCCTGCAAGCCCTTGTGCCGTCGCTAGATCTCCAGAAGCTGGATTAATCCAATGCCAGCATGCGAAGGTTGCTTGACTAGCTACAAGCTCAGTACCAGTTAGATTATTCATAGCAGAACGAACTTCTGGAGTGTTAACTGTTATGATGATATATTCTGTATTCACGGATAATTTGCCTTTCTAAGCTATATCTTGATGAGACAAGATGCTGAGATGTTATTGCTGTTATCACATCTCATAGGAGTATTAATGAGATGATCGACATAATTGTTAGTTGTTGCTCCGCTTGAGACGTTTACAAGCCAGAACGTTGTATAATTACCGTTAGAGGTAGTGCCTCCATTAGTGGAGTTCTTGAAGACGAATAAAACCTGCATTGACCTATTGCCTGCTCCTGTGGTAGCCGATCCTGTGAAAGCGCCTGCACTCAGATTGCCTGAATACTGCTCTAACACAGAGGATTGATTTGCCTTCAGATTGGCATTTGAGGGGTTCTCAGCAATGTTGGGAATGGGAACAACAGCAGTTCCAATAGCATAGGCAGCATTGCTGGTGAAGCTACTCACGCTCACGCTGGTTGCGTTCTGTGAAGCCGCGCCCGACACTGTAACGGTTTGTGTCTGGCCTGTCCCAAACCCAATCATGAGCTGAGTATTTGACCCATTAGCGGGGGATGGATAGGTGGCTGGGATGGCTGCTGGGATGGCTGCTACTGCCAAGCTCGTAACACCTGACTGACCATTGGTCAGAGCAGTCGTCAGGGTGGTAGAGCCATCATTGTTATTGATGTAGATGTTGTTGAAAACAGCACTAGGCACGGCATTGTTAATAGCCGCTGTGAGGATATTCAACGCGCCTTGATCGGTCAAAATGCGGTTTGACCAAACGCGTTTTTTAGCCTTCCCTGATTTTGGATCAACTTGTACAACCTCCCACAAGCCAGCAGGACCGCTTTCCTGAGCTGAGTACATATTGGAGAAGTCTTCAAAATTGCGGGGTTTGATGGGTGTTTTCCAGTAGTTCGCATAATCTACAAGAAGCTCTTCCGAGTCATAGACGGGGTCGAGAATGGGTTTACCTGGAACGAGAATACTCAATTGATTATCCCTTCCTTCTCAGGTCAAGGGCACATTATATGCCTCTGGCCTGAAAACAAGAAACTAATTATAACATTATACAATACAAGATATCCACCTTGCAAGGGGTTATTCACTCACCTTGAACAGAAATTGAGAACTGAGCTCCTGGAGTCGAACTACCTCCAATCTGCCATCGAACGCGACCTGACGCGCCTATTTCTTCAGTTGTAGCGCAACCAGGACCAATAGAGCGCTTAATCTGAACTGGTGAGCCGCTGCTTGCGCTTGACACAGAAATAGCCGTACTGTCCCACATATTGAAGTATGTCAAGCCGTCAGCTCCGAGTCTATCAACAAAGATTTCAAGCGTTGGACTCGTTCCTTGCTGATTTGTGCAGTTCACATCTACAGCAATGGTAGAGCAGTTCCCCCATGAAATATTGCCTGTATCTCCATTTGACGTTTTCATTGCAGATGCTTGATTTAGTATTGTTGTTTTGCTCATTTTGCCCCCAACGCATTGTTTAAAGTATTAGACCATGATGTGAGCACAGGACCCTCAGAAGCCTCAACGGTAAAAATATAGGTCATATCCGCACTCCCTGAAGTCAGTTTGAATTGCTGATCTCTTTGTATGCTTGTGATAAGCATTGATGCATCTTGAATATTCATTCCAGGAAGAAAGACTGAGAGATATTGTCCTACTGCAAGGCCCGTTCGTCTGGTCTTAAATTTGAATGTACGACCAATTGCGCCCCATGTCTGAAGAGCAGCATCTCCTCTATTTTGAGCAGTTGATACGTCAATGTTGAGTGATGACACATCCTCCACAGCCTCTACTACTCCGAGATTGGCGAGAGCAGGATCAACGCGGCCTTGTATGGAGATAGAAAAAGTCTTGCTTGGGCTTGCTGAGCCTCCAATTGTCCAGCGAATACGCACGGTAAAGCCGAGTACTTCAGTTACCGTACACTTCGGGCCAATCGTGGTTGAAACAGTAGCAGTAGCGGCGCTAATCACAGAGGATGACCAGATTTGAGAATAGTTACCTGCGGCATCCTTTCTATCCACAAAGAATTGCACGGTCGGACTAGTGCCACTCTGAGCAGTAACATTGATATCTATGGCAATCCTTCTGAGCAGAGACACGTCTAGATCATCGCTATTGCCAGAAGCTGAGATCGTAGCAGAAGCCTGATTAAGGACAACTTGAACGGGAATGGACATGCCTGAATAATCGATATATTGTCTTTGGCTGATTGTATTGGAGAACTGACCAGTATTGTCCCGTGTAACAGTTGTCGTTGTTTTGCCTGTGTAGGAGATGATGAGCGTGTCGGTCTGTTGGAGTACTGTCCCTTTACTATCCTGAGCTATACTATTTGATCCTACTTCATAATAAAAGTCATAGACTGTTGATGAACCTTTTAACCCAAAGGTTTTAGTTTGACCATTGACCGTAATAGAGGATACTGAAACGACGTTATATTTTAATGACCAAGATGTAGTGTTTCCATCACCTATCTTCGTTTCGCTCACGCTAACGGTTGTGATCACTCCTGTCATCGTATGCCTGTTACGGTACAGATCGGCCACATCATCCACTTCCATACTATCAGGCAGGATATCTTTATTTGTGAGCACCCAAGGCGATGGGACTGTTTCTCTTGGCAGGAAAATAAATTCACCATCTGCTTTGACGTTGTAGTAATAGTTGGATTGTTTTGCAGCATCTTTAATATTATCTGATTTATATGTATTTGTATAGTCAGCAGTTGGAATAAGTGATCCCGCTCCAATATTTGGATTAGTCACAAGTGTCGTTAAATCGGTTATTTGTGGCGTTTGTGTTGGGTCTGTTGATGTCAGAGTTTGCTTGACATAAACGAGCTTGCCAGAAAGGTTATCCCCTTGCGGCTGTATCCTGAGATTGTAAAAACGAGCTACTCCAGACGCATTGATAAAGCCGACTTGACCAGGACCAGCCAACGCGCTATCTGTTGTGTTGAGCACTTGGGAACCATCAAAGTAGACCGTGATAGCCGTGCCGATCATGGTCAAGCGTGCTCGTTTGACTATCGATCCTCTCACAAGAGTGATAGCGATGTCAGAGCCGATCTGAGTCTTGACATTGGCAACAACCTTGTAGAGACGTATGACATTGGTTGCACCTGCACTAGACGATGCATCAAAGATGTCAAGCTCATAGAAATTGCTTGCATCAGTCCATCTCCAAACAATCCCAGCTTGGTCAGCTTCATCCAAGTCAAAGGATATGTCCACATCCTTAGTAGATATAGTCCCATAGAGCAGGAGTGCATTCGTTCCCCCGCTCACTGTAAGTCTGCTATTAGCCGTATCCCATACCCAACTGGTGGAGGTTCCTCCGGTTCGAGCAGTGCTCGTATACGCGCCACTTGTGATGAGATTGAAGGTGTCAATGGTTGGTGCTGGCTGCTGATTAAGGCCTGATATAGAGCCACCATTCGAGACGCTAGTATAGGTTGTGCCATCTAAGCTCGTAGCCAGTGCTACGCTTGTTCCGGTCGGAGTTACAGCATTACAGCTAACCAGAGTAGAGCCACATACGCCCACGCTGGTTAGCAAGAGCGCTTTATTGATACGCGTGCCACTGCTGCTAAAACCACCTAGGACATAGAGCGTGAGATCTTGAATTTGAGGCAAAACAGTAGATGTATTGTAACTAAATAACATCTGGAAGAGAGCACTTACACCTGAGAGAGATTGTCCTGCTGTAAGTCCTGGTAAAGCAGCTCCATTTGTACACAGGTTCCAAGTCGATCCCCCGTTGTAGCTTACCCACAAGTTATTGGCTACCTGTGTAGGATCGGTCGAGATATCATCCCATTGAACTACCGAGTTGAGATATGTACCTGCACTGGCAAGGCTGACTGACTGGCTCGTCCAGTTGCATCCAGAAAAGATATTAGGTGGTGATATTCCAAAGTTATCGAACGTGCCTATATACCCATTTGACGCATCATTATTTGAGATACGAAATCCGACGTTGCCAGCGCCAGTATATGTTGAGTCTGTGGCATTTATTGCCAAAGTATCGTCAAAATAGATTTGGTGTGAAGATCCTACAATTAAAAGTTTAATGCGATGCATGGCCTGTGATGTCAGATTAACGTTAGCCGTGCTTCCTACCTGAGTCACGCTAGCATTGCTAGATGCTCCTCCATTATTTGTGCCTTTGAATAACTTTATTGTCGTTCCTATAATCTCAACACCATACGCAAATGTACCGTCATAATTTGACCATCCTGTGGTCCTGTAGACGCAACCCACCTTCATATTAGAATTGTCTACAGATACGTCAAATTCCATCTGGAAATCGGCCCATTGCCCGGTAAAATCGAGCCTTGAACGCGCTTCTGTGGACTGATGCACAACCAGCCTGAATTGCTTGGAGTCAACATATTGGAAGCAAGAGTTGGCATTGTTCGGACCAGTTGCACCGCCACCAAAGAGTGTTTGAACAACCGTGCTGAGTTGATTGCCTGCATCATAATTCTGGACAGCACCGAACGGCTGAAGCGTGTTGTTCGTGGCTTGTGTATTCGTGTGAGTACCAGCATTCCACTGGCTATTGGTTGTCCATTCAAGATTTACATCTGTTTTCGTGGCGTTATAGCTTGAATAGAGCATTACTTGCATTGAGTTCAAGAGAGGTTGTTGTGTTGGATCGGCTCCTGCTCCTTGCGAAAATGTGGCCAGAAACTGGATAGACTTTGAAGAGACGTTCTGACCTGCTAACAAAGCAGGTAGAGCCGCATTATTACTAGAGATTGAAGTATAACTATTGCCTCCATCAATAGAGTAGCTCATGTAGAGGGAGTATCCGAAAGGTAAACTTGTCGTACAGGTGAAAAAAGAACTTTTAAGTATTTTCGTTGCATTAATGCTATAGGACGGACTCACACGACTAGCGGTACTGCAATCGTAGGTATTGACTACAGTTACATTTGTTGTGCCATACCCCTGTTTTTGCATCTGCTGAGGGGGACTTGTTGTCAACGAACCTGAGAAGAACGTTCCGTGATTGCCACCTCCTGAGTCAAGCCACACAACGTTTTTGATGTATCCGGTGTACGTGCCCGATGAGTCTCCTTCAATAGCGATCATCGCGTATGAAATAGTTTTGCCTGAAAAATTGTCCATTAAGAACGAACGGTGATACCACGTGTCAACCGCCAAGCCTTTTAAATCAGTATTTGGATGAGGTGATTTGTTCTGAGCATCAAAATATTGTCCATTATTTGAAACGGCATTATCACGTAAAGTTGTTCCATCGCTGAATACTAAGTCAATACCTATTTTAGCCTCTGGAGAACTTGATGATATCCAGATATCATAGGTGAGATAGCGCCCTGAAATAACCGATATTGACCCTGACCAGAATTTGACATAGGTATAGCTATTTGAGATACCTTGCACGCTCTGTGTTGCCTGAATTTTCATTGCAGAGGTGGCACTAGGACCTAGGCTGTTATTTGAGGCCGTCATATTGGTGAGCGTACCCGAACCGAAGACAGATGTTGAGTTCTCAGTGATAGTGGTTGTGACTCCAGCAGGCGCTAATTCTAGGTTCCCATCCCCCACATTAGCCGCTGCTACCGTGCCGTTCAAATTCCCTGCTGAGAAATCTGCTTGTGTCGTGTCCGTATCCACGGCAAAATTAGCGGTAATTCCGTTCACCCATTCGTCTTTTACTTGATCTACAGCTATAGCGCCTGAATATTGATTGGTATATGTCTTATTGGATGTTTTACCATCTATTATTGCTGTTTTATCGCTACAAGATATTTCATGGTAAATATGAGGCCATACGTCTGTAATTCTCTTTACACTTTGAATAATTCCTGAGAATATAACGCCTTCTATTGCATCAGTTACTACAACCGATTGGCCTTTTTTAAACGAATATGCTCCACTCTTATCATAAATAGTAAATTGGCAGGTAGAACGCTCTTCTATTTTGTCATGCTGGACAAATGGATTGCCGTTAATATTACCTTTTGCATCAGGTATTATTGTAGCGTATTCCACGCCTGCTATCTTGACCGATAAAGAGGTAGTTGTCATATATTGCTCCTTATCGGCCCTGATGTGCGAGTTGTTTTAATCGTGCGGTTCATCACATTATTTGTGATCTCTTTGCCATCAATGTAGTTGTGGACGTGTATTATCTGTCCTCCACCTTGTGAGGAGGATTGGGAGAATGAAGCAAGCTGATTATTTGGTATGACACGCGCACCTTGTGGTAGTGCTACAAGCTCAGGTCCTCTTTCACCAACGAGCGCTATACCTGCTTGTGCTATGAGTCCTCCGGTTGCCAGATGAGGGATGAGGGGAATGTTAATGCCGAACCCTGCTACTTGAATGCTGTCTATATTTTTGATGACTCCATTGACTAAATCGATAACAAAGTTAAATCCTGATTTTACAGATCCCGTTACATTATTCCATATATTAGAAGCTATTTGCCCTAATCCACCTAAAACACTTTGAAATCCATCTACAACTGATTGCCATTTTTCACGAAACCATTCACCTATCCCACCAAATATACCTTGAACATTTTTCCAAAATCCAGCAAACCACACTTGAACGTTATGCCAGACGCCCATCAACCAATTTGAGATTTCTCCCCAATGCATCACAGCAAGCACTATTCCAGCAACTACAGCAGCAACTACAGCAGCAATCAGAAGGTATGGCCATGTAGCGGCAATGGTAGCAGCAGCAACAGCTAGAAGCGAGGGGACAAGAGTAGCAAGGAAAATACCTGCTGAAACAATTGCCTCAGCACCCGCCGTGATCATGGAAGCCACAAACGAGGCGACAATCTGAGCACCCGAGACGATAGCCTGAGCACCTGCTGTGATCATGGAAGCTATAAAACTACCAACTACTTTAGCTCCATTCACAACCGCTTCAGTACCAGTAGTTATCATACTACCGATAAAGCTGGCGACAACCTTACCCCCTGCGATAACCGCTTCAGTACCAGTTTTTATGATATTTCCAACGAACTGAAGTGCTACTTTACCACCCGCTATCGCAGCTTCGATACCAGATTTAATAATATTCCCCACAAAAACAGCTAGTTTTCCTGCTGCATTCCACCCTTCTACACCTGCTTTGATAATATTGCCTACAAATTCAGTTGCTATCTTTCCACCATTAATAACCGCTTCAGTGCCTGATTTGATCATAGATTGCACGAATTGTACGGTGACCTTTGCTCCATTCACAACCGCTTCAGTACCAGATTGGATCATAGATTGAATAAAGCTGGTTGTTATCTTTACTCCATTCACAACCGCTTCAGTACCAGCCTTGATCATGGCAGGTAAGAAAAAGACCGTTATGGCACTAGCAACTCCATCAATCCAAGGTTTCCATTGTTGATACCAGCTAATCACATCTTTAATTGCATTTTTCGTATCATCAATGGCTTTTTTACCATCGGTCAAGGCAGTCTTTACAGCATTAACCGCTATTTTTAGAGGATCATGTTTGTCAGTCCAATCTTTGATATTATGAATAACAGGAGTAATTGCATCTGATACTGATTTGATAACTTCTTTAGCATCATTAAGCGCAACTTTGACAATATTAGTAGTTTTTTCAAGGATTTTATGCTTTTCAGACCAGTCTGCAACCCTTTGGATGAAAGGTCCCACATCTGAAGCAAGATTAGCGGCAATAGCTCCAAGATCTTTTAAAATAGGATTTAATCCTTTTGCAGATCCTCCAAATTTCTGGAAAGCAGGAACGATATTTTGAGAGATGAAGTTGCCAAAATTTGATATAGCGGGCGCACCTACATTAGAAAACCAATCACTGAACTGATTTACCAGAGGCATAGCGCTTGTGGATATCCAGCCTGTGAACTGTCCTAGGATCGGAAGTAGAGCCATGCCGATCTTCTGCTTGACATCCTCCAAATTGTTCTGGAGAATTTGCAGTTGTCCACCAAAGGTTTTGCCAGCCGCTTGAGCACTTCCCCCAAACTCCTTTTGTAGTTCCGCAAGCATGATCTTCTGAGCACCTGCTGTATTGCCAACGGCAACCATGTGCTTGATCATTTCCTTCTGCTTTTCCGAGAATGTGACACCTTCCCGAGACAAAGCAGACAATCCTTGTGCAGGATCATTGAGCGCCTTGCCAAGCTGCATGGCTGCACTCTTGGTATCCATGCCCATGGCCTGACTCATGTCGAGCATGGTCTTGGTTGTCTGGGGGAATACGTCCTTGCCTATGCCTGTGAATGTAAGGAGAATGTTTTCTCCGCTCTGGATTACATCATCACTAAAGGGGGTTACTTTGCTGAGAGACATAGCAAGATCTGAAATGGACTGGGCTGTCATGCCGCTAGCATCACCAGTCGATTTGATCACCTGAGCTGTCTGACTCATGATCTGCTGATGCTGCATGGCTACCTGGAGAGTATCGGCAAACTGGTCTTTCAAAAAGCCAACTGCCTTAGCTCCCACGTTGAAGACAGCAAACCCAGCTGCGTTGGCAAGCCCCTGCTTTAGCATGTTGCCAAATCCACCAGACACATTGTCAGCAGATTTGCCTACATCTGAAAGTTGACTTTTTGCAGTATCAGCACCTTGAACAGACACTACTGCTTGTAACTGCGCTGCTGTTATAGCCATTCAAACCCCTATCATCCTCTGCTCAATACCCCTGGATACTGGGCACAAGATATAAGTTATTTGTTGTTCTGTCTTGCTTCTATTGTTTTCCGAGCTGAATATTCAGCTTGCATACACTTGAGAGCTGCATTTCTCCAGAAAACCGATTGCTTCATTAACTCCCAAGGTGGAACCCCTAAATACTTTGCTGCTTGGATGATTAGATACCAGTCAGGATAATCGCCCAATTCCCCATCAGTTGCCAAGTACCGCCCAAGATTTATCGTTTCCAGGTCTTGGGCGTCTGCGCTTCCCCCGACTGTATCTCTTTCATGATTGCAGCCATGACTTGAGATTTGACCACGATGGGAACCTTCAGCATGTGCTCAGGAGTGAGCGGAACAAAATTGATATCATCATCCTCTAGCAGGTCCCACGACTTGATTAAATCAAGAAAGGCCTGATTGTTTGATTGAAGATATTCTGCTGTATTTGCCTCTCCTTTGTTTACAGCCTCTTGCCATCCAAGAAGCAATTCATCCGTAATTTTATTTGGATAGTACTCTACGTTCAAGTCATCCTTGTCAAACCATAGTTGAATGCTTGCACTCTTATTTACTAATTGTGATAGTTTAATTGGCATAAAACACCTACAATGAAGCTAAAAGATTGGTTACGGTTATTTTCTGAGCTGTGCCGCTACTCCAGTTAGGATCTTCTACAACCGTCAATTCCCACTCCACAGCATAAATACCCTGCTCATCCTTGAAAGCTGAGGGCTTACCAACCTTACAGGCCATGTCATGCTGGAACGTGGCATTGATCGCGCCTGGGCCATCACTAGCTATCTGATTTCCCACCGCCTGAACTCTGACATAAGCCGTTGCTCCACCTTGCAGATAGGTGGTCTGCATCGTTGTCAAGCCTGTTGCATCAGTCTCTAAGATCAATTTCAGAGTGGCTTTAGGCTTTGTGTCGATATGTCCAGTGAAGGATGCATTTGACCTATTGAGCGGATAGAAAGGAGCATAAACGCTATCAAACGAGTAATCTACGCTATAACAACTTGTTAGCTGAGTTGTCCCTAATCCTGCTGAAGTAGTATCAAGATACACGTTGAAAAACTTACCTACTACTGGAGAAAGAGCTACAGCAGCTGGGGAAGACGTAAGAGTGATACCGTCTGTTAATGCTTGTCCAAACCCTTTGGCAGTAACGGAAAATGGAGTCTTGCGTGTGCCTTTATATCCAAAGCTGTTAAAAAGCCCATAAGGTAGAGAACGCGCTCTAATCGAGTCTCCTTGCTGAAGCGTGTAGGTCTGTGGAACGATCGATCCCGACACAGGAGGAGTATATATCCAGTCCTTGGCGGTAGCAGATGCAAGGTGTGCAGCGGGGTTGACTGAACCCATAGCGCTGGCTAGCAGGTAGACAACTCCGTTGAAGTCCATGTTCCCACTAACATCAATGCTCGTTTGTTCCCAATTTTCCTCCTGAACCTCATCATATTTGTGACCAGACGAGCCAAAGGTTGACACATCGGCATCAATCCCAAGCGTCCATGTAAAGCATTCCAGTAACTTATTTGCTGCTACTGCTGTACCCAAGGCAGAGGTGCTTTCTACGCCTAGTTGCATCCTCTGATTGATTGTCTGTATCTTGGGGTTCCAAGTCATTATTTGCTCCTATCACGCCTTTCCCAATATCTATCTAAAGATCCTGAGAAAGATGTATAAGATTATTTAATTTGTCTGTTCTACATCAACTCTATACAATCCGCCGATATTCACCCATTTTTCACCTGCTACCAACTCATCCACTATTAGACTCCCATCCCTATAGCAAGAGCCTATAAAGCCGTTTGGAATAGTCACATTCCTGAGTCCCTGATTTCCCCCGAGCAAGGTGTCTACCTGTTCAGCAGCACTGGCCACGGCTGCTGTATTGTTAGCAGGCCCGACCGCCTTAACCTGAAAAAGTAAATGCACTAAAGGCCTTACCCCTTGCACTGTGAGGGCATCTGTGCCGCTCTGTAGCGCTACTATGATGTATGGAGTGCTCACATTTGGATCAGCCGATCCTCTCCAGATGCCACCAGGCGCAAGAGACGCTAGCGTAGCATCCCCCTGCAATGTGGTGGCTAGGAATTGGAGCCCTAAGACGCTCTCCATTGTGCTCATCCGGCAGCATCCTTCAGCATGTCTTCAATCTCACTAGCAGCCGCTTCTAGCGCTTCCTGACCAGCCTCTACAGCAGGCGTGAGATATGGCTGAGGCGGTTGGTGAACGGTTCCGTACTCCAAATACACTCCATAATTCGCTCCTATTGCAATATAAGCCGTCTGGTCATCTGGTGGCTGTTCGACTTCCTGCAAGAGTGACGATCCTTCTTTGCTTGGCTGCCCTACCTGAGAATAAGAGCTATCTTTGCTCGTTTTTACGTAAATGCTGTTTGCCAAGAAGCCCGTATCACGCGGTGCTAGGCTCTGTGCATCTGATTGAATATCAAATGCCGTCTTGCGAACTACCTTGCTGAGTACATCAGGTAAAGCATCTGAAATATTGCCAAAGTTGTTAAAAGAGTCAGGCATTATTGCACCTCGCTAGCTAATAAAGTCAATAAGGCAGCATAGCTGCGAGGTGTTAGATCCACCTGCACTATCAAAGTTTTTCCATCTATAATGAGATGATCTTGCTCACGAACATCAGTTGATACAGGCATTTTCACTTGCCAAGCCTTTAAAGACCCAATTTTGTATTCAAAATTCTGTAATTGCGAACCGCTAGGTTCTGTCATACCTGCTACGGTTGTAGCAATCGTAGACCAGGACTCAGTTTCCGAGAGCATGCCATCAGATGATTTGGCCTTGCGTTGGATCATACAAGTCATATCGCAGGCTGCTTCTTGCACATCGGCCCTAATACTGGCAAGCTCTGAAGCTGAGACGGGGTTCATTGTGGGCATATGTTATAATCCTTTAAGCAAGTATGCCGGAATAGGTAGACGGTAAGATCGCCAGCATAGGTCGGCTTTGTGATTGGTCCGAATCCACGACTACGCAAGTAGGACGGCGTGACGGCAAACGACGACTTCCGACCATGTGGGGTGCAAATCCCCACTACTTGCCCTTTTATCATCTTCCATCTCCAGAACCCATATAATCTACTTCCACTGGCCCCAAAATTCCCCCACCTGCTAGCCTTGTGGCTTTTGTCACGTCAGTCCTGGTCAGACTGATATTGCGTGCTCGTTGTTTCATACGGTATGTCTTAGCAAGGTTCTGGAGAGCAGTCACCACCTGACCACGCTGCAAACTCTGGCCATCTACAGTCATGCTGTATGACAATACCCATTGCGCAGCTTGTCTTTCAAGTAAGTCTGCTGCACTTCTATAGACATCATACGTTTTGCCAGATATATACAGAGGTGGTAAAGTCGTAGCGCTAAATGTCCAGTGCCCTACAATGTTTTCTGATGTTGCAGGTGTAACGGTATTGACAAGGTATTGCTTTAATACAAGGTCATCTTCCCAATCCCCAAGCTCAGTCCAGTAATCCAGAAATTGTATGGTACTGCCTGTAAAAGTGGGCTTAGGGATAGTAGGACCGTTTTTTACGTCAAGCCTGGAAGCATCCATCACATCCTGGATTTGATCGTCTGTAAAGATCTGACCATTCCCTGCGGGTTGTACGTCGTTAATCAAAAGGCGCACTCTAGCGATAAGAGCAGCCATTGTGCTTCTTGCCATATATGCGCCTCCTGATCAAGAAAGAGAGAAAGACAGAACTAAGGACGACCGAGTACGATTTCACCACCATACGTTATGGTTGGAGTAGAGCCCGAGCCACTTATTGTTACGCTTAATCTAATCTGCACGCCGTTTGTGCTTCCTACGCTTGATGGACTTACATCAAATGGCAGGAAGATTTCTCCTGATTGTGCAGTTGTGTTCAAAGTGATGGGATCAGCATAAAATTCACTGTTCCAGGTCGAGCCACCATCACGGGATACATCTAATGTGAATAGAGCTGTGTTCGAGCCACTAGCATTAGAAGCTGCTGAGTAGATCACACGCGCCTTGAGTCCCCTACGTGGTGTCCCACCTAGAAGTGTGATGGCACTGCCATTGAACGTGGCCGTCTTAGTGACTTGCGCCTGTAGCTGGATAAGAGCATCAGTAGGCATTTTGTTTATTTCTCCTTCTACAAGCTAGCTAATCTTGATGTCGTAGATACGACCAAGTGAACGTACAGACGCATTCATGAATCCACAAGCCCAGTCGATCAACGTGCGATAGATCACACCATTGTATATTAGACCCAAATCCTGCACATTTGGCTCACCAAACTGCCATCCAAAAAAGTGGTCGGTATCATAATTCACGGCATAGATGCTTGTACTATGATCTGTACCATTTACCCCTAATGTTCCGTCTGTCTTTTCCCAAGTCGAGATGATACGGGTTGTCTGGTCGGATTTATATCCAGGATCACGGATAATAGCGCCCTTGTACTTCTCAATTGTGCGATCAAACTGGTCCTTAGTGATGTCAAAACCACCGCTTGTACCCATCAAGCGGAGTGCAAACGCAAAACGTCGTTTCATCACTTCATTCATGTAAATTACGACGCCTTCGCCTTCTGGGCTATCTACAGACCACAGGAGCTGATCAAGAAGCTCAATGAACTTATTGGCAGTGGCTTGGGTTGCACCCGACTGAGAAAGATCAACAGCCCCACCATCAATCTTGTTTTCAGAACGCACACCGAACACACCACCATTGTTTATGCGGTACTTGATGCCAACAAACGAATTCACATCACCAGTGATATGATCGTTGTTAAAGAATTTATCATTGATATCGTATGTTAACGCCTTTAGATAAGCTTCTGCTTGTGTGGCTCTAGGATCAACGATAGCGTTCTCATCCTCGACCAGGAACTTATCAACGTCAATGTAGTTTCTGATGATGTAGGCTTGTTCCTGGTAAGCCGTGGGGGTTCCCTTGGTTGTCACGCCTTCAGCGTTCAATTGAGACCAGTTAACTGAGGGAAGGTTGCCTTCAAAACGTGTTCCGTTTGCAATGAGACTCTTCTTGTCCATCAAAGGAACGTCTTGAATGATGTTTGCGTACAGAATGAGAGAGTAAGAGATAGCTCTTACTAGTGGATTGTTGCTCATCAGAGCGTAATCAGCTAGTGTGAGCGAGTTGGTAGCTATAGCCATTATAAGCTCCTATCATCCCCTGCTCAACATCTCTCGAAAGGTGCTGAGTACGAGATATAAGAAAGTTTAACTAACGTTTTTGACCGTATACTTCAGACAATCGAACGGGCCTATTTGGCGGAAGCTGTCCAGGTGGTGAGATAACCGACCTTCCCGGATTATTCACAGGGATCATTGGTGCCCTCTGTTGGCTAGCAGTTTGAGCGGGTGTAGTCTGCTCCTGAGCTTGTTCTTTTGCCTTGACAAGGAAAGGGTTTTGCTTTGCTAAATCCTTCAAGACCTGCTCTAGATTGGTTGGATTGCCATTCTCATCATATTCGAGATTTTCCTGGATAAGCTTTGCAGCCACTTCAGGATTATGAAAATCCATGCTAGATGCTTTGATCTTGGTCTCTGCTAGGACAAGCTGCTTCTTGAGTTGGGAAATCAATTCGTCTTTCTGCTGAATGATCTGGTTAGCCTCCGAAAAGCGCTTGTTGGCTTTTTCAAGCTCTGATAACTGAGCTTCCTGAGCTTGACGCTCCTTCTCTTTGTATGCAGCTAGCTCTTTCTCAGCAGCAGAGAGGTTTTTCCCGTGTCTTGCAGCTTCCTCTTCCTTGTTCTTGGAATGCCGCTCTAAATCCGCTATCCGTGCTAAAGCTTCCTCAAGTGATTGTTTCTTCTCTGGCGTCGCGCCTTGTGAAGTCGTGGTACCCGTCGCGGGTGTTCCAGTCGGGGGCGTCGCGCTCCCTTGTGGAGTTGGTTGCGTAGTAGTTTCTTCTGCCATAAGAATACTCGACCTTTCAATGTTTTGTCAAGAGATTGTCATCTTCCCCTTGCAAGGGGATTAGCGTCTAGCCAACTTTGGAAGCCAACTTTGCGCTGTATTCTTGATATCTTCAATGATTTGGCGCTTTTCAAGCAGCTCCTCTATCACATCATTCAATATAATGTCAGGATCGTCTACGTCTATAATACGAGCGTTACCAGAAGATGATAGCTTTTCTAGAGCTTTCTTCATCTCTTGCTCAGTTCGCTGCTTTTGTATTTTCTTGTTTGGGTCTATCTTTGGCATGTTTCGCTTTCTCACATTCTTCACACGGCTGTTTAATCGCTTCTTTCAGCTCAGGTACAAGACGTTGGCTGTAGTCGATCGCACTGAGGGAAGGACGTGTGTAAATCGTCTGCATGTGGCCACACTCACGTTCGATATAGTTGGGGACAAGTTCGTCAGGCATGGGCCTTTACCTTCCTCCACAAATCACCCAACTCGTTACACCACGCAGCCCAAAGGTGCTTGTGCTCTCCTTCCAGGCTCTGCTGATAGGCTTCGTTCATGAGTGCTTCGAGCTTGGAAGAAAAGTCGGCTACCGTCAGCTTGGGATGCTCAACGAGTATTGCTGGTATCTTAGGATCTGTATCTTCTGATTTGCGCACCATGTTATTTCTTCCCTTTCTTGACCTTGGCTACATTCTTCAATCTAGGATTGGCTCGTTTAGCGGCTGGTGAGGCCTTGCGAGTGGCATTTGCAAGAATAGCGTCTGCTGCTTGTTGTGATATGCCTTCCTTCTTGGCTATATTGGATGATGCTTTGTCGAAACCAGGATGCTTTTTGGACATATCATTTACCCTTCTTCTTGGCATCTGGACGCAATACAGGCTTCCCATTCTTATCTGTTTTGACAACCCCACCTGATGGTGCTGTACTGCCATCTTTCATCTTGTAGGTCATCACATACTTTGGTTTCTTGCTCATTTCTTGCCTTTCTTGCCGCTATGATGTCCACCATGATGAGACGCTTTATGCGCCTTAGGTGCTTTAGGCGCTTTGACGTGTGCTCCTTTGGCTTTGTGGCCTTTCGTAGGCTTGGGTTGTGCTGCTGGTTGTGCAGTTGTAGGAGTTGCCACTGTTGCCACTTTGGGAGCTGTAGGCTTGGGAGGAGGAACCGCACCCGCGCCTTGTTGTTTCTTCCAAGCCATGTCACTTCCCTTTCTTTGGTGGCATCTGTGGAGGCTGTTTATTTCCTTGTGCAGATGGTTGCATCGGAGGTTTGTTCTTATTTTTCTTCAGTCTTTTGTCTGCTGGAGTTCCTTTACTCGGAGATCCACCCATAGTTAATTACCTCTTTTCTTCTAAATCACTTTTAGATAAAACAACAATCTGTTTTCCATTCTCTTCAAAGGTCTTGAGCGGTTTAATGTCTTTCCATTGCTGATAAACATTGCCATCTACAATGGTAAATCCATCAGACTCCTGTAACACGGCTTGAGTCTTGCCAATCAATGTTCCTCCTGTTATCCTAACTCGCATATTGCTTGTCATATTATATATCTTTCTAGAGCTTGCTTCCTTGTACTGCTCTAAGTAAATCGTCTGCATTCTTGCGAGACTCACGCCATGTTTTAGCCACTTGATCCATTGTGTTGGCATCAATGAGCTGAGAAATATTTGTAGTTGGTCCTAACTGGATATTCACAACTAGTCCAGCAGGAATGATGTTCAGGTTGATCAATGGATAATTCGGCCTCTCCTGTGGAGTGTCGAATCTACCTGCAAGCGGAATTGCAGTTGCCATGTTAGTTATTTCCTTTCCAAAGTCCTGTATTTCCAAAGACCTGTATAATGCCTGCCTAGTATACGTTCTTCTGGTGCTGTACCCGTTTTGAATTGCAACCATGCAGCACATATAGCATCCATCTGCTCACGAGGTAAAATCACCTTTAAACATGATTTGTCATCTGACAAACTAATCTTGAGATGCTCTTTCGTCATATCAGTCTCAAGAATAGGAAAACGATCTTCCCACTCTTCATCCACAATAAATCCTCCTAATGAAGCCCAAATAAGATGATAATAGATGCAATGATAGCTAGTACTGCTACAATGCCATAACATACTGCTCTGATCGTATCGCGTGCTATAGCTTATGATACTGCTATATCAAACGAGCGAACGAGTACAAATAGCAGGATGATGATTTGAGGTTGCAAGAGTGTGCTCATCCATCCATCCTTTTCGCTCTAGCTATTTCGTTCCCTGTTGAGTCGTAAATACTGTGATTGCAGAATGGATTATGTTTTACCTCTCCTGTATCATTTGGTGTATTCGCTATCTTTTCAAGCAATTCGTCTAGCACAAAAACCTTTGCTTGTGCTTCATGATACGCCAGAATAGACGCATTATCCCTCTCTCCCTCTATAGCAGCTTCTCCTACCATTATCAAGGCTTTCCTTGCCTCATAAGCGTGTTTACCTAGCATATTTATGATGATATTTCTTACTTGATTTAGTGATGACATACCCTACCCTTTCTGTCCTACATGAACTCTATCAAGCTGATCTTCAAGCTTATGTGGGTTGTGTGTCCTGTGCCCTTCATCGGTAAAAAATAGCAATCTTCCACAATGAGTACAAAACCGGAGTGTAGTAGTATCTTCAAATTCTAGTTCTTTGCACGCGTTTATATGAGTACAAGTTGCAAAACGGTATAACCGTCTCAAGGCTTTTATCATGTGTTGCCTTTCTCTATCTCATCTACTAAAGCACGTGCCTTTGTGACAATACATTTGGCAGTATGTTCAAATTCACCCGTGCTATAATCCTTGTGACCGCTGCAAAAATTGCATTCAATATCACCAAGACCTGTTTCATATGTAAGATCGTTTTTGGCAATACTACAAGCAATTTCCCATAAAATAGATATTTGTTCTTCATTCAAATTCATCCGGCTACCTCTTTTACTAATGCACGTGCTTTTGTAACAATGCAGTTAGGATCATGTTTAAGATCTTTACTGATATAATTATCTGCTCCACAAAACATACAATAAATATCTGCCTCTGCGGTTTCATGCTCTGCATATGCCTTAACTACTTCTTGAGCAATCTCCCATAGAGCCGCTAGCTTCTCTTCCTCTGTCATTCCTCTACCTCTCTACATGCCTCTTTCATTGCAAGCTCTACCTGTTCAATACGATTTTGCAATAGTGAGACTACTGCTCTCATATCATCTAGGCCTAGTTCTATGTGTATCCTGTGAGCGTCAATCGCAAAATTACGCAACATAAATATCACACCTATAGACATAGGCTCTATATCCAGTAGCTTCTCACTTGCTCTCTCTTGTATCTGAAGCTTCCTTAGCATCATTATCCTTTCTGAGTACTGCTATGGCTCCTTTTAACTTCTTGAAGTCTTCCTTGACATTTTCTACTGTTTGCATTTGCGACATGATGCCAGCGGCTCCTGTCAATGCTTCTTGAGGCATGAGGAAACTGATACTAGTGGAGAGGATATATAAGCATTCGTCTCTACCAGACCATTTGATAAGGCAGGTTTTAGAGCAGAAATGGTGCTCTTCCTCATCACAATAGCCTTCTCTTTGCTTAGTCGCTACCCATTCCCTTGGTAAAATATCTTGCGCATTATGCTCTTTATTACAAGTATCACATCTTATTATCTCACATCTCATGATGATACATCCTTTGCTGATTTTTGATACACACTCGATCCCCAATCTTTATCATGATTTACACCCACGAAATCGCTCAATGAAGCACCATCATTATAAGCATCATATGATGCTTTACTACCTAAGATTTGACGTTGTATGGCTTCAGACTGATTATCAAACCAGTCAGAGCCGAGTAGTGGGTCAAAGCTTGATCCTTTGACACGTGGGCTTTTAGTACATCTACAGTTTGGATGTCCGTCTAAGTCTTCATCCAAACTATGTACAGTCCCATGCATAGCTATACATACAGCACAGCATCTTGCATCTAATGCACTCATCCAAACCCATCCTTCAACTACATCATCATTTGCTCTATAGGTTTCTAATGCGCTCTCTCGATATACGCGTAACATCTCAGTGCGTGCAATGGTCAAAGCTCTTGATCGTGAAATATCTAATGCATCTGCTATATCCCTAGCAATTTTGCGTGGGTTGTCCCCTAGCGTGATAGCTGAGATGAGGATCTTCCCTGCTCTATCAGCCGCTTCAGATCCCCATCCATTGAAGAGATCGGCTAATGGGCTCCCCTTCTGCGTGGAGCCAACGATTGATGCTATGGCAGTATCAGAGGGCACACCAAAGCTAGAAGGCGTGCTCTTGGGCATTGTAGCGTCAAGCTGGGCCATACCTGACTGCTCACCTAACTGAACGCCTGTCTTTTTCAATCCTATGGTTGTTCCCCGTGCTAGGGCTCCATACTGGTCTATTTGTCCTGAGATAAGCGCCTTGGTTGTCTTGAGTCTGTTCTGCTCATATAACCAGTGTAGAGGCACGGGCTGGCCTGAGTCCTGAGCATCCCCAATCTGTCTATACAGCTTGTCCAAGTGCGGCTGTATCTTTTGCAGTGTGTGGGCATGAGCAGAGTTGAGGCTAGCAGTTGCTTGCGTCTCATGGTGTAGAAGTTGCTGCCTATAGCTGCTGATAACTTGTTGAAGTCTACCAGACACTACTCTTTCTCCTTTTCCTCATGCTGTGATTTCTCAAAGCAATCTTGACACCATACATCAACATCTTCCATAACATTGTACTCTTCATCATCTGGTATGTTACCACTTACCAATACAGCTAATGCCCCACATTCACACTCTAGACGCTTGTTGAGTATTAAACATACTGGTTGCCATTTAATTTCATCACTCATCCTTGCCTCTCACTTATGGCTCTCAATTGAGAACTATGGATACCAGCATCCATAGCGGCTTTCTCAGATAAAAAACTTGCCATATCACGTAGCGTTGTTTCTTCACGATGCGTGGTGTCATCCTTAACAAGTGAGTATGCATATCTAAATCCTTCTAACGATACTGAAGAAGGATCAACACCACTATTTAACAATCTGATCATAAAGTCCTTTGTACGTGCAACTGCTTCCTTAATCTCTATCCCGTATGCTCCAAAATAAGATAAATACTCAGGTAGTAAATCGCTCATCACTCTTGCTCCTTAGGGCAATCTGCTATAAGCCCTTGTACCACAGGTATCCCACAACCTTTACAGACAAAGCCTCTATTCTTCCTCCACTCAATACCTTCTATCTTGACCGCGTTACACTTCCCTGAAAGATCAACATCTATTTCCGGTTTAACCTCAACATGAGGTGCGAACTCTTTAGTAGCTTCTCTGATAGGTTCAAACTTTGGATATTGCAAATGAACGTTTGTTCCGCCTTCACTCAGGTGATAAATAGCTTCATGAACGTAACCACATATACACTCATCTGATATATGAATTTCTATACCCTTTACCATCACTCTTGCTCCTTTGGCAGTTCGGTCAGGTCTGGAAGATTGTTCACACGCCTCTGAGCTTCTTCATCTGCCATCGGACTATACTCACCACTTGTATCCAGATCTATTGGATCTCCATTCTTGATCAAATGGCAGGCAAAGTCATAAGACCGACGCGCTACAGTCAATTCTAGCTCTCCAAAGAACCTCTCCCAGTTAAGCGCTAGGGCGTTTTCCTCTGCCAACTGCAAAAGCAAAGCATGTGCAAAGCCCTGGAATTGTGTATCCCGTTCGTTCTTTCCTTCACTCATTTAATATGTGCCCTTCCAATATTCTTTCATCGACAAATACACATTCTTCCTATTGCTGTTATTATCACTTTTAATAATCCATGTTCTACCCAAGGAAATCATGAACATAATCCAAGTACAATCACCAGCATATACACGCTTTGCAAGTATCTCAAAAGTCAAGTCGCTCGGCTTTGTGATCGCGATATCATCCATCTTATTGCTGTCCCTCCATACTCTGCCCAGGTTGTCCAGTTTGTGGCTGTGCGCTAGGTGGTTGGCCATTTGTAGGTTGTCCAGAAGGTGGCATACCACGTCCCTGCATAAAGCTTGTAAGCTTCTTCTCATCCTCTGACTGATTAAGTGCAAACTGTTCTTCAGGATCATACCCCATTTCACGTTGTAACTCTGTACTGCTTATTCCAAGCTGTTGTTTCAGAAGTGCAGCTTGTACTGTTTGTAAGTCGTCACTTGGAAGAGGCGATTGCCAGTTCAATGTTATCTCTATATCGTCTGTGAAATTATTCAATACTAATAATGCTTGTGATACATCCAATATTAACTCACCATAGTTGCAACGTTTCTTGTCATTTTTCTTGAGCAGAGGCATAAATAGAAGCTCGACTAGGATACCTGATAGGCTACCACGTGGTAGGTCCGCAATACGTCCGGTTGCTACTCCTGGAACACCAGTTTGTTCGTCAATGTCTGATCGGAGGTTATTTGCGAACTGGAGAGCGTTCGCTATATCAGCACTAATGGGAACTGCTGAGATTTTGCTTTCAGAGAGTGGGAGCGCAATGATCTGACCAGGACGTATGTCAATAGACGACTCACCTACTCCAGTAGCATAAATGATTGGATGCCCATAAAGCTTATTTGCCCGATTGATACAGGACTGGATTAAATTGAGAGCTTCATTCAGGCCAATCAGATCAGGCGTGATATCTGGATAGCCCCAAAAATCACACGGATTTGGGAGATTTTGACAGGCGAATATGGGAGGAAACTCATACAGCCAAGGGATAGGATCGCCTGCTGCTATCCATGGGCCTTTATCACCTATACGCGTCCAATGCTGGATAAGCCACGTGTCGTCATTATCTGGCATGCCCTTACTAGCATTTCCATCAGGATCAATTCGAGCTATCTCCTCACGATAGTAGCACTTTTGCGGGCTCCCATTCACCTTCTCATTTGTGCTGTACTCAATACACCATAGCAGAACCGTATCACAGTCCTGTGGAGCCGTGCGAACGTACACAGTACTGGGATCAACTGTAACTAATCTGAAGTTACCTTGGTTGTCCGGTACAATCCTCAAGAAGGCTGTACCAGCAATAGCCCCATGCATTGCTAGTTTCTGGAGGAGTGGGATACGCTTCTCTTTGCGTCCCCACGTCTGGTTGAGGAAGTCTTGCGCTTCAGCAGGTGCCCCCTCTTCGATTGATATCTCCAGTTCGAGCCCAAACAGGAAGTCTACCCCACGATCTACCACTTGCATCATACGATTGCTGAGCACATTATCATCAGGCTGTCCCTGCACTGGAGTCAATGGTTTATCAAGACAACCTTCATACGCTTTCCATGCAGCTTCTATCTTTTTTATACGATTTCTGTCATTGTCTGTGATCTCATACTGAGGCTGTAGTCCGATCTGTGGAGGTTGTTTTCCACCTTGCAAGGGGGTAGGAGGTGGCATATTTGGATATACGGAAATTGGTTGTGCATATTTATCCATCTAAAACATCCTAGCGCTATATTTCACAGAAGGTGGCTTCAAATCGAAATGTGCTACAAGATAGCGTAAAGCATCCATGCCATCATCATTTTCCTTTACTGGCTTTTCGCCTTTCTTTGCACCCATACTCATATCCCACACATAGCTTTCGGGCTCTTCCTCCACACACGTTGGCAACTTGCTATCAGCCTGATCCTGATCTCTGTTATGTGCAAGACTACCGCGCATAATCATAAGGCGTGGCCTGCCATTGCCTGCATCTCTGAAGCGGGATGATACCGCCTGGATACCAGCAGATACGTTTTTTGTCGCTGGCAGTGTTGCCATGCCCAGATGTCTTTCCAGAGTACGCCGATCTTCAGCATCATGATCACAGATGATTGCACGAGGCAACGGGTCCCCATTTGATTGTCCCCATCGTGAGACTTCTTTGATCATCTTGGCATGGTCCTCTACTAGCGTCTTGGTCTTGTAGATTTGCCTGTAGATGTAAATGTTCCCGTCTGGATCAATGGCAGCCCACAGGCAGACGAACGGGTGAACAAAACCAAAGTCTACAGCCAAGTAGCGTGGCCAGTCCTTGGGGGGATCAAAATGATTGATGATATTTCTAGCGGGGTCCCATGAGTCCTCATACACCATTCCCTCTGCACTAACCCATAAGCCCAGTCTGTATCTGGCATAGCGCACACCAGTAAGCTGGTCTAGTCGTGCAAGATACCGCTCTCCTCCTGGAGTCATAGTCCCGTCTCGATTGAAGAGGCTAGGATTATCTTCGTGTCTCGTAGGCAAGCACAAGAGCCGTCCAGCCTGCTCACGCTGCTTTATCCAGTGACTAGACGGGCCTGGATTGCAGTCTCCTATCATCTGCTGTATGGGTAGCTTGCCATTGCGTAGACGAATAGAACAGCTCTCCCAATCGTCTTCAGATAGCTCTGTAGCCTCTTGGCAGTAAATGATGTCCCACTCACTAGACATGATCTTGCTAGGCTTATCTAGCCCGCCCACAGCTATCACACTACCGTTTGGATATTGATACTGCTGAACGGAAGATTTG